TTATAAGGTTTTACGCTCTGTATCCGTAGGTGCCACCTCATCAGGAATACTGAATTCGCGATTAGCAAACAGATCAGCAAGTCCTGAAATTTGTTTCAGGCGCAACAATTCATCACGGTCCATACCAATATTTTTCATTATCCATTGATCGGACATACCTGCTTTGTCAAGCTCTGCAACAATATTACACATCAATTCTATATTATGCATTCCTCGAGCACGGTTATGCCGGATCGTGGAACTCATACGATTCGACAGATCTTTGTCTATTACTACAATCGGAAGTAGACCGTTCTCACGTTTATAGATCCTTTGGGAAGTTTTCAAAACTGTATAACGATGGTAACCATCTACTAAGATATAACGATCTTCATCTTTATTGTAGTAACATACACATGGCATCGTAAAGCCATCTTCCCAAATAGAAAGTTCCAGCAACTTCATTTCAGGCGGTGCAACGACATTCGGATTATAATCGTTCGCATATACTTTTTCTACGGGCACCGCTTTCACCTCATAAACAGGGCTTTTATCTACACTCATGATACTATGATTCTATATTGTTCCATAATTTGACTTCTCTTACTCATCTCCTCCTTTGTAGGCGAGAATCCCATATATTTACAGGCGTGATCATTCTTGATAATGCAGATACACATCCGCTTGTATGTCGGTATTTCTTTGAATTCTGGAATATCAATATCATCCTGATATTCCATACGTACCGGTTTCTTCAAGGTTTTGTAGTTGCTGTTATCCATAACAATAATCGGTACTTTTGCATCAATCAATTTCTGAATGGTAGCGTCACTCAGACACCCACCTTTCGTTCGCCAAAAGTTTACACTCACCGAAAGTTTCCGGAGATAGTTCTTCCGCGCCCGTTCCGGCAAGGTAGACAGCAAGAAATACATAAACTCACGCCATGTATATCCTTCGGGAAGTTTCACCGACTGCCATCCCATCGCATGGGTACCACCATACATACCGGTAAAGTTCACACCATTCACCCTTCCTACCATTTTACCCCAAGTATTGGGATCAAGCACCCGATAAAGTTGCAAGCTCTCTTGTGCTTCATTAATAAAAGGACTTGCTACACGCTGACGTTCCAAATTGACTCCAGCACGATAGTAAAGATCATACAATGTATTATAATCCCACTGGAACTTTCCATTAGCTGTCCACACATCCGTTGTCTTCCAATCGTAGATAGGATAGGCATTGTAAATGTCATTCCCTACTTTTGAAGTCCATTTATACTTATGATACATCTGGAATTTACGACTCATATAAATACATCTCCATCGGTTGAAACTCTCCTGCGTACGGATACCGATCAGACAGCAAGTGCGCACTGCATCATTCTTGTTATGTATCCATTGTGCAAAACGCATCTGGAATTCATAATCCCACATGGTTGTATTATAAAAAGGAAAATCTTCTTTGGTCATTGCCTTTTTAGGCATGGAACGAACCCATATATTCTTCTTGCTGTCTTCCCAAGGACGCCAGAAAGACTGATACATCGAGGTACAAGTAGCTACACGGAAAGGTATACACACCCGGTACACATCCAGAATATCTTTATTAGCCTCCAGTATCCGGTCTACATAGTCAATAGTCATTTTATACTGAATCTCATAATCCATGTGAAAAACTCCCAGACGTATCTTCAAATTATTTTTCCGGATATAATCAATACACATATTCAGCAGTACCCCGCTATCTTTCCCTCCAGAAAATGAAACATATATATTATCAAATTCATTAAATATAACCTTCAGTCGTTCTTGTGCTAATTCATATACATTTTTTGTGCCAGCTATTTTTTTCTTACCCATAAGCTTTATCTATACATTTTAACATACCGTGTCCATTTCTTATCCATGGATATAAATTCAAACTTTTCAAATGTTTCTTTATCTTGCACCAATGTGACTGAATTAAGCAACCAGCTCTCAGACCCGAATTCCGTAATGATGGCAGGTAATAGATGCGACAGAATTTCTACCCGTACACTCCCCTCAGCCTTCACATAATAATTATTGATTACAGCTTTTTTCCGATTTTTCTGTTCCACCGGGACAAAGCCCACTATTTCTTTATCTTCAAGTGCTATAAACCACACATACTCATCCCCTGTCTTAAAAGGGTAATTATTGTTTGCGCGTATCACTTCGGGATCCATCACCATCGGTGCCAGAAGCCGATATAGATGTTTGTCTTTTCCTTTTAATTGTATTATCTGTATCATATCATTCAAAAATGGACACACAAAAATAAGGAAAAAATATCAGATTCGTCATTTTCTGTTCCTAAAACATTTGTTTTTCATGTTATTATCTCTATATTTCGAAGTTTTTAATATTATCCGCCTGTCATTCCTCTTTCCAGTTTAAAGTAAGTCAGTATGGTTATAAGACTTAGATATTCCAGTCCGGGAGTGTGAAATCGGCTTTGGAATTGATAACGGGCAAATATAACTTCAAACGTTAACTTATACTTGAAATATTGCTTAAAGCGTTGCTCTAAAAGCTCAAACATCTGACTGAGATATATAAATTCCTCCCTCACTTTGCTATTAGGAATCACGCGTGGCTCACGATTTACCTCTGACATATGCTCCATTTCACCGATGGCATATTCCAGTTGTTTTATTTCCTCTTCTGCATTCTCTAATGTACATTTCATTTGCTCCATTTTCTCCTTCTGACGAATGTACTTCTCCCGCTTTCGTTGTAAATGTTCTTTTATTAGTATTTTTTCTTTCAACATTATAAAATTTAATTATAGATTAAATAGTTAGACATATCTGATTATTAACTGGCAAAAATGCCATATAAAATCTAAATTCGAATGCAAATATAGAGAAGATTGTTTAAATAATTAGATTTTTATTTAAAAATATTCATACTCATAACACTTTTAAATTGCTTGTATAAAAAAACGGTTTTGTTTCTCTATAAATAGAATGATATCTTTGCAAGGAATTTAATATTTTAAACAATGGATAATCAATCTTTTGGCTAGTTGCTTCATGGCTGTCATATACTGTCGGAAGTCGTAGTAGCTTATTCTCTCAACTACCAATATAATTATTCTCAGTGAAAGCATTTCGCCGCATCCTAAAAGAACATGTGGTATTATTAGCTGAACTCACAGAAGCGGGATCTACCCTACATACTACGACACTCATGCCTCAACAAATTGCAATTCTTGTAAGATTCTGGGGGATGCCTACACTAGTAGCTGAGTCAATAAAAAAAATCATATCTTGTTATCCAAAAAATGATAATAAAGAGCAACTATATAATTGATTATGCTAAGTTTAGAAAGTATAATTTGTGAAAGCCCCAATTACCACAATAAGTTTTCATCTAATTTATGTTGACAACAGTCATTCCCATCTTTCAAAATCATCAATTAAAACTTTAGACAAAATTTGGTCAAATATTCCTTTTTATTAATTAAAAAGACTACAGTTTCACAAACTATTATTGAAAATCAGTTCCTTTTGCATATATTTGCGCCCGCATTTTTATACATTTCATTAGCTACCCTATACAATATTTACTAAACCAGATAAAACTGATGGAAAAAATAAACGCAGTAATAACAGGAGTCGGAGGATATGTACCCGATTATATATTGACCAATGATGAAATTTCTAAAATGGTAGATACCACCGACGAATGGATTATGGGGCGTATTGGTATAAAGGAAAGACATATTTTGAAGGAAGAAGGATTAGGGACATCTTATATAGCCCGGAAAGCTGTCAAACAGTTGATACAACGCACCAAAACAAATCCGGATGATATTGATCTGGTAATCGTCGCCACTACTACCCCTGATTACCATTTTCCTTCCACTGCTTCTCTCCTATGCGACAAACTAGGATTAAAAAGGGCTTTTGCTTTCGATATACAGGCTGTTTGCAGCGGTTTCTTATACGCACTGGAAACAGGAGCTAATTTTATTCGTTCCGGAAATTATAGAAAAGTGATTGTTGTGGGCGCTGAAAAGATGTCATCAATTATAAATTATTCCGACCGTGCAACCTGTCCGATTTTCGGTGATGGCGGAGCAGCCGTTATGCTTGAGCCTACAACTGAAGATTTAGGTATTATGGATGCTGTGTTAAGAACAGACGGTAAAGGGTTGCCTTTTTTACATATTAAAGCTGGTGGTTCTGTATGCGCTCCCTCTTATTATACATTGGATAATCAAATGCATTACATCTATCAGGAAGGACGTACTGTATTCAAATATGCCGTATCTAATATGGCTGATGCGTGTGAAGCTGTCATTGCAAGAAATCATTTAAGCAAAGACAGCATTGATTGGGTGATTCCTCACCAAGCTAATCAACGCATTATCACTGCAGTAACACAGCGTTTGGAAGTTTCCTCAGAAAAGGTCATGGTTAATATCGAACGATATGGTAATACCAGTGCCGGCACTCTCCCACTCTGCCTTTGGGATTTTGAAGATAAACTAAAAAAAGGAGACAATCTAATTCTTACAGCATTTGGAGCAGGATTTGCTTGGGGAGCCATTTACATAAAATGGGGATATGATGGAAAAAGGAGATAGTAAGCTACACTGTATATTCAATAAAAATCCTCTGATTCTTAATAAATCAGAGGACTTTTATTATTAGTTGCGGTGCGTACGGGACTACCAACAAAGGATATGACATTTGATAATCAACACAATACATGATTAATTTATATTGCTGGTATCATTGTAGTATCATAAAAATGACTTAACCACTCCGACAACCCGTTTTATTTCTTTTATCTTTTTCTTATTTAATTCCTGCCCAGTTCCATATTGCGGCTCCCGGTTAGCAGGAACCACCAATATTTTTGCTGATTCCACCTTTGACACGTAGCGGAAGAATATAGAATCATCAGGCATGTATATTGCATAAATCTGCCCACAAATAAGCTCGTTTTCCGGCTCTTGACTTACTGCAACCATACTCCCTTGCTCTATTACCGGAAACATTGAATTATCGCGTGCAGTCTCAATAGAAACATTTCTACTTCCAAGTATCTCCGAAAAGAAAGCCATCCCCTTCTTTAACATATCACCTCTCCCGGTACATATCCATTCGACATTTAACTGCGGAAATGATGATAGAATCTTTGCAATCGTATCACTTCCAATACTTCCGTTGCTTTTCTTGGAGTTAGCGATATAACCATTGGATAAACCACACTTCTTTTCAAATACTTTGGCATTTTTAACCTCACCTTCGGATTTTTTTAGATACTCGATGAATTGAAGCAACCTATCAATAGCTCTTTCCATATTACTTTTCTAATTTGCTTTCAAGAATCCCTATTTTACGGTGAAGTTCATTAATCACAGCATCCTTCTTTGCCATAGCTTGCAGAAATTCATCAAATGATATTACTGATCCATGCTTTACAACTTCTTCTTTCAATTCTTGCCCCTCTTCTTTTTGGGTGATATAGTGCTCTCCTTCACCACTAATGAGCCATAGAATATTCAAATCATTAAAAACACGCATCAATGCAGCAAGTTTTTCGCTACCAAAATCTCCCTTTAAGATACTAAGGTACCCTTTAGACCATCCGCACATTTCCTCACATTTGTTTTTGCTAATACCTTTTTCAGACAAAAACAAGAGCAATCTATCTTTTGAATTGCTTTTTCCTTCCATCAATGTTGATTTTTTAAGTAATCCAAAATGTTGATACTTAATATATTAAACATCAACATGTTTTACAACATATATTTCCACTTAAAATATTAAGGGAAATCTCTTGCCATTCTGAATATATTAAGTACTTTTGCATCGTTGTTAGTAAAGAACAACAGACAAAAGGATATAAGAATGGCTGGCAGCTACTAATAGCTACTATACATATTCCAAAAGCAAAGATAGCTGTTAGCTTTCTTATTTCCAAATAAAACCCTGTAAAAACAAAGTGAAATATGAAAGTAACAGTTGAAGATATTAAGAAGATTCCCGCCAACGGAGTATTACAAGTTAAGTTAGAAAATAATGCAGCTTGTGTCTCTGCCCGAAACACTGTGCAGTACGTAAAAAACGTGCATCCGAGAGAAGACGGAAAGACTTATTCGGTTAGCACTGATTGGAAGACGCATACAGTAACTATTAAGGTGGTAGACCCATGAACCGGAATGAAGCAAAGATGGTAGCGGAAGAACTCTACAAACTTATCCATAAAGACGTGAGAAACATAGTTTCCCAAACTGTGAAAGAAGAAACCGAAGAATGGATAGGCGCAAAAGAAGCCGCAAAAGTATTAGGCTGGTCGGTTGGCACATTATACAATCGAATCGAAGAAATACCCCATACCAAACTCAACAACAGATTACGCTTCAAAAAATCAGCACTGTTACAATACCTCAATAGATAACAAGGATGGTGTGGCTTGACCGCCTATCCACCCACCAACTAAACCGATGATAGTATTCGGGATGCGCGAAACCTGCTTAGTGGTCTGTATCCGGCTACACTCTTGGAGAAATTGCCCGGCGCATAGCCTCACCTGTGATGTTGCAGGAATTACATAGAGGAAAGTGAGATAAACGCCCAAAGCAGTAGGAAGTAGACTTGTCCTTCCGAGGCAGCGTGAAAAAGTAGAATGATTCACTAAAGAATCTATCTGCCTAAAATGACAATAAAGGTGCAGTACTACCATGAGCAGAACAACATACCCCCTACCGCACAATTCGGTGTAATAACGTTGGGTCGTTGAGGGGGAGCTAATCAATACTAAAAGCCATGAAAGAGCTAATTTTATCAAAAGAAACCATGAGTTCAGTTGAAATAGCCGAACTTACAGGAAAAGAGCATTACAATGTTATTCGTGACATTCGTACCCTTTTAGAGCAAGGAGTTGCAGCCCTCAATTTTGAGGCGAGCACCTACAAAGATGCAAATCAACGAGATAGACCTTGTTTCAATTTGACGAAGAAAGGTTGCCTTATTCTCGCATCCGGTTATGATGCAAAACTTCGCGAAAAAATAATTGATCGATGGGAAGTATTGGAAATAGAAAAACAGAAAGCAATTCTCTCTATTCCTAATTTCAATAATCCAGCAGAAGCCGCCCGTGCTTGGGCAGACCAATACGAGAATAATCAAGTTCTCGCCCGAAATAACGCTCAAAAAGATATGTTACTGACAGAACAAGCTCCAAAAGTTCTTTTTGCGGATGCCGTTGTAGCCTCTGAAAATAGCATTTTAATTGGTCGTCTTGCCAATGTTCTCAAACAGAATGGTATTGAAATCGGTCAAAACAGACTTTTTAAATGGTTACGTGATAATGGATACCTCTGTAAATGTGGAGAAAAATACAATCAGCCTACCCAAACGGCAATGGAACTGGAACTTTTTGAAGTAAGTTATGGCTCTATTGTACGTGCTGATAAAAGTATCAATACGATCACAACAAAAGTCACCGGAAAAGGACAAATATATTTTATAAATAAATTCTTGAAGAAATGAAAAAGATTACAGAAATGACCGAGCAAGAAATTCTTGCATTGACGGAGGAAGACGTACAAAAGATAATTAAACTCCGCATGATGGAAGAAGGAATTAAAATCATGGATAAGCCAAAAGTTCCTGAATTATTCGAGATAGCACCTGCGGACGTACAGATTTTCACTATTCCCATTCTTGATGGATTCGCTTTTACAGATATGGAAGAAGTGACAAAAGTTGCTGAAGTTCTACAAAATGTAAATTCACTCCGTAAGGTGGATTACGATTGGAACAAGTTAGGTAGTGATTATAAATACCTTACGAAAAAAGAAAGATATGCTTTCAGGGGTGATTCAGATTTTGATGTACAATCCGGTTGGGTGTATTCCAGTGAACTTTATGCAAAAATAGCAGACTTCGCAGTACAAAACAAGGCAATGAAAGAACAAGCCGAAAAAGACAAAAAAGAATATGAGTCACAGTTACAAGAAGCATCCGGCATCACCACTGAAATACGTGAGCGAGTTTCAGAAGTTCGTAGCAAGTACATGCGACTAAATGACCTCACAAAAAGATTCGCTATTGATTATTTTCCTCTTTCTGACAATAACGAAGATATGGCAATTAGGTTTATGACGAAAGCATATTCTCTTGACGAAGAAGAGAAAGAGTATATCCTTTCAAATTACAAAAAGAAATTAACCACACATGATAATTAGCTTTTAATTAAAGCTGCCGGACTCCTTGCTTGTGAAAGTAGGGAGTTTTTTATATAGAAATCTCAAATAATCAATATATGAGTAAATTCAAAGATACAATTTATGATCTTCCCAATGAGGAATACCACCGGGGAGAACGGTTCAAAGACTTCCTAAGTAGTACACAAATCAAAGACTATCTTGTCTCCCCCAAATTTGCCCGGTTTAAAGCACTTCATCCTGAAATGTTCGAGATAGGTGCTGAAGCTGCCGAAAAAGGCTCTTTGTACCATGATGCGATGGAAAGCATTGTGAATACTGGATCACTTGACAAATGGAGAAACAGCTTATTAGTTTTCCAGCCGCCGATCAACGAACGAACCGGATGCCCTTATGGACGTGAAACTCAAAAATACAGAGACGCACTCGCGGAAGCTGTTGCCGCAAACCCCGGAAAAAGCCTAACAAGTAGTGCTGACGTTCAGTTAGTTGAAACAATGGTATATGAATTATTGAATTGCTGCCGGGAGACTTCCAAGCAAATCAAGCAAATATTGAGCTTTAAACAGACGAAAGCTGAAGTCAGTCACTTTGTTGAATACAAAAATTGTAAATTCAAATACCGCCCGGACGTTGAGACTGCCAAAAAAATCATCGACTGGAAAACTGTTGCAGTAGATGATTTACATGAAGATACAGTCAATAGGATAATCACCAAATTCCATTACGGAATATCTGCCGCCTTCTATCAGTTTATGGAGCACGAACGTACAGGCGTATGGAAAGAGTTTTATTGGGTAATGCAGCAAAAGACTGCCCCTTATGATGCCGTATTCGTCAGTGCCGCAAACTGGGCTTATCACATGGAAGACGGTATTGTGAAAATGGGTGCAAGTGCTCTTCTATTTGCAAAGTTGCTCGAACAACATGTCTACTGCACACAAAACAATGATTTCGATGGAGCACAGGTATTTATCCAGCCCGGTTTCAAAGGACGTAGAATTATGATACCCGATACTCCTTCATTCGAGAAAAACAGAATGTTTAACTTTTATAACAACAAAAATCAATGAAACCAAGTGAACAACAAGGTAATTTAAACATGGGACAACAAGCCCCACAACCGCAAGCGGCTCCTGAACAACCAGCACCGCAAGTTCCAGTCGTAACCCCAACGGCTCCACCAGCTTTTCCCCAGCAACTTAGCGGTTTGGAAAAATGCTTTATATCTCCAAAGAAAGCGTTTTTAGCTGCCGGAGGTACAGAACAGCAGTTTGCACGTGAAGTAAACTTCGCTATGCAAGCAATGTTGAACAACACATATCTGATTGATTGTGCAAAAGCATACCCCGATCACCTGATTGAAGCGATCAAAAACGTGTCGCTTACTGGATTATCACTGAATCCCGAACTAAAGTTAGGTTATCTTGTACCTTACAAGGGCAAGGTCAAATTTCAAGCCTCATACATGGGGAAGGTTGATATTCTTATCCGTACCGGAGTCGTCAAAGACATCTACGCTGATTTGGTTTACACCAATGATAAGTTCAGCATGACTAAAGGCACAGGTGGTAAATTAACTCACGAACCGGACGTTTTTGGAGAACGTGGCGACCTCATGGGAGGCTACTATTACGCAGTTTTGACTTCGGGTGCAGAGAAGTACGATGCTATGCCTAAATCTCGCATAGAGGAAATAAAAAGTCGTTCCGAGGCGGTCAAAAAAGGAAAGCAGTCTCCGTGGGACACTGACTTCGAGGAAATGGCACGCAAAACCATAGTAAACTGGGCTTTCAAATTCCTTCCGAAAACAGGTATTTCAGATTCTATGATTAAAGTTCTCGAAGTAGAAAGTCAGTTAGATGATGAAATGTTTGAAGACTGGCGTAAATCACAAAGTCAAAAGCCGGATGATTTTGACGAAGAAGATACTCCATACGCCGAAGAGATCAAATAACAAGCAATTAATAGAAGTTTGAGAATTTAATAATTCCCATGCTTTTCAATAAATAACTACTAAATATTACAATTATGAAAAAAGGATTATTAGCATTAATGGCTCTTGCTGCAATCAGTCAAGAGATGTCCTCTACCCGTAAAGAGGAAAAGATATTCAGAAAAGGAGATGTCATCATCAGAGATAAAGATGGTAGCATGATGATTCTTGATAGTATTATCGAAAATACGAGTCCTCTTCTTCCTATCAAATTTAAAGTTCCTTATGGATACATAAGTTATGTTCCTCAAAATGAAGAAGGGAACAGATTCTTCATAACGGAAACTCCCGAATGTGGAATCGGTAACATTGATGGCTTTCGTTTAGCAACCGAAAAAGAAAAATCGAAACTACTGGAGCTTGCAAAAAATGAAGTTCATTTTGATTTCGATTTTAAGGAGAACAAGCCGAAATACATACCAACTCCCGGTGATTTATGTATTTTCTGGAACTATGGATATAAAAACGGTGCTTGTATAGCAGAGCTTTCTACTATTAACAGCGACAGAGAAGAACCTTTTGTTTCAAACGAAAATTCTGTTTACACATGCTGCACCAAATTTTTATCTCATACACAATTTAAAAAAATTATCCATGAAGAAAAGTAAAGTTAACGTACAAAAAGAAGTTGGACGTAATGTACAGCTTCTTACTTCTCGCCCAAAGGGAATGAGCTATGAAAATTATAAGAAATCTCGCACCGCTCAAAACAAATGGTTGAAACAACGTTTGCAAGGATTCATTTGTTATGTGGCATCTGAATTAATTGTCATTGACAAAAACGGAGTACAACGTTTATTCAATCCTAAAACTGATAGCCAGTTGAGGACTTTTGTTCGCAAAAATCCGACACCGTTTGTCGGCTCTGCAAGATACGATTTAAAACCACTTTAAATATCAAGTTATGGAAAAAGAATTATTTAAAAACAAAGAACCTCTTGCAAGATTACAGATGTTGCAAGACAACTGTGCGGCTATTGAAAAAATAACTTATCCGCATCAATTTTCCGAAGAGGAAATGGAAGCAAGAAAAACGTCTCTTGCCAATTTGGATATAGAAATGTCAGAACTGGAAGCCGAGAAAAAGGCTGTACAAGACCGTATCAAAGAGAAAATGAAGCCTATTACCAAGCAACGTGGAAAACTCATAGAAGACATCAAGCGCAAATATGAAGATGTGACAGATGAATGTTACAAATTCCTTGACCGCGAAACCCGTACTGCTTGCTATTACAATGGCAATGGTGATTTGGTGAGAGAGCGTCCAATGGAGGCACAAGAAATGCAAAAGACAATCCAAGAGGATTTGGCTGCAACAGGAACAGATTATTAATCATTTTAATTTTTAAACAACAATGGAAAACGAAAAAATGCAAATTAACCTTGCTCCGGGTATGGAGAAAGCAACTATTAAAGTTATTGAACTGGACAAAGAGAATGTTCTTCCTGTTTTGGAACCACTAAAAGTCAGTTTGAGTGGCACGATTGGAAGCGTTGCAGAGTTCTTGAAAAAGAGAAAGTCTGAACCGGAACAGATCAATCAGAAACGTTGCCATATTCTTGTGAATCGCGAGAATATGACAATCAAGCTAATTACAAATGAAACTGACGGACGCAACAAGGCAGAAGTACAAGGTTCATTAGCCATGTATCCGAAGTTCGTTGAATTTGGCATCAATTCTGTTGAGAAGACATGGGAACCAGCACAACTTTCCCGCTTCATCAAAATGAACCGCGCCTTCTTCACAGATATAGCGTACAACATGGAGTTAGTTTCTATCTTGAAGAACTTTAAGGCAAGTATTGACTCCAAATTGGAAAGAAGTAATGAAAATAACGGTAGCCGGACTGACAATTACAGTCAGGTAGTAAACTCAAATCTTCCGGCGGCTTTCAACCTCAACATCCCTATTTTCAAAGGACGTTCCGCAGAAGTGATCGAAGTAGAAATCATCGCTGATGTTGATGGTAGAAATATTCGATTATCTCTCTGCTCTCCCGGTGCCGAAGTCGTAATTGAGCAAGAGCGAAACAAAGCTATTGACGAACAGTTGAAAATCATCCGTGAATTGACTCCTGAAATTCCAATCATTGAACAATAATGTGCTCTATGGACTATAAACAACGAAGAGAAAGTATCTTATCCGATTTCGCTAAAGCAAAAACGGATTTGGAGAATCTAAATGCTGAAATTCAGGCAGAGATGGATGATAATGTGGCTCAAATGCAAAATTTAGCTGCAAAAAACAAGGAACTTCAATCTCTGAAAACTGACAATGACAGTTCAATCAAGACATTCTCAAAGTTCCTCAAATAATAACTAATCCGCTATCGTAAGGAATGGCGTTGGGTGAAAGCCCCATTATTTGATTAATAATAGCATCTCCCGGTGTGGCTTGATAACCTATCCGGGAACTTTTATATATACCTATGGAAATAAAAAAACAAAAGAATTTCAAGAATGGAGTTGTGTATTGCCTCCAACTTGAAGATGGAATGTTAGTAGAAACGACTGATACCTTTCTCCCATTTTATACAAAAGATGCAATAGGAAGAAAACAAAACTCTTTGGATAATTCCAATTTAGGTAATCGTTCAGAACGATGGATGATCGGAGTATCTACAATGAGCGGTTGCCCTGTGAGATGCAAATTTTGTGCAACTGGGAATATGAAGAAATATCGGAATCTAACAGCCGATGAAATAGTGGGACAAGTCTTTTTTGCTATAAAGAAGGCTGGTTTTAATCCTGAAAGTGCTAAAGAGTTTAAAATAAACTATACTCGAATGGGTGAACCTTTTTTGAATATAGAGGCTGTAAAGGAAGCTATTGAACGTATATCGAAGGTATATCCCAATACCCACCATTACATTTCAACAATAGGAATACAGGGAAGTGATTTCTCTTTTATTAAAGATAATATCACTCTACAAATCAGTCTACATAGTTTTGATGAACAAAAACGGAATTGGCTTATCCCATATCCATCAAAGATGTCTATTGAAGAACTTGGTCGAATACGGACTGAAAGTAATCTAAAAACGACTATTAATCTTACACTGGTAGATGAATCTGATTTTAATGCCGAGTTACTTCAGAAATATTTCGATAAAAAGCACTTCTTCATAAAACTATCTCCCATAAACCCTAATAATATTTCTGAAAAAAATCATTTGGGAGAAGGTATTATTGAAGGTGTGAATTTAGTATAAACAATTAATTTACAAAGTTATGAAGGAAATTAAAGAACAGTTAGAAAATTTAGGGTATGACTATGCTGTGGCAATAGCTACAAAGTCAGAGATTGAAAATGGTGCCGCTTGCGGTCAGCTTGCGATTATCGCTGAATGATAATAAAAATCCCGGTGTCCATTGGTTTGGTATCCGGGAAATAAGGGCGGTTGTGTTATCGTGGGCTGAAACTACGGTGAGGTGCACCAATATCCGTGAGGCTGGTTCGACTCCGGCACCGTCCACAATTACGATAAAAATATTGCACTTAAAATTACATTTGTTTAATCTTGGGGTAACTCGCTTGTGAAAGTAGGTTGCCCATTTCTATTATGATTATGAAAAAGAAACTATTTACCAAAGCAGACTTGAAACACATGCGAGCCGAGTTAGAGTATGCACGGCAAATAAGACTTGCCAATTACAAAGAAAACAAGTCTCTTAGAGAAGCTAATAAGGCTCGTCTTTCACAAATAATAATCAATAAATTAGATAATGAAAGCAAAATCTAAAATCATTGCTATTGACCCCGGTACAAACGGTGGTATAGCAGTCTACTCCAATGAATCATCTAATGTGATAGAAGTTATTAAAATGCCTTCCACTCCGCAAGATGTACTATCATTTCTTCTAAAGCATAAAGAAGACTCTATTTGCTATCTTGAAAAAGTAGGTGGTATGCCGGGGCAAGGTGGCTCCGCAATGTTCAACTTTGGAAAAGGTTACGGACATTTAGAAATGGCATTGCTTGCTTGTGATATCCCTACTGTAACTGTTACACCTCAAATATGGCAGAAAGCATTGCAGTTGGGAACTAAAGGTGATGATAGTACTACGATATGGAAGAATAAGCTCCGAGCTAAAGCCCAACAACTCTTCCCATACATAAAGAGTATCACTCTTGCTATCAGTGATGCACTTCTCATTTGTGAATATGCAAGAATAAAAGAGAAACTATAATTATAAAAATCATGGAAACAAAAAAATGCCCCAAATGTGGAAGAGAACTTCCAGTAAGTGAATTTTGGAAAAATGCTTCAAAAGAAGATGGATTGCAAGATTATTGCAAAGATTGTGGCAAGGAATATTTCAAAAAAAGGAGTAAACCTTCAGCTAACAATTTGAAGAAGGTCTTTACCAATCCTGAATTAGCAAAGTTTACTCCACGGCATCTAATGGATGAACTGAAAGCGCGTGGCTATACAGGAGAATTACAATATACACAAAAAATCACTCTGTAATGGAAAAAGATAAATTACGTTTGCTGGTAACTACCCAATGCCCCAATAAATGTCCCATGTGCTGCAATAATTCATGGGATTTCACGAAACTTCCGGTAGTAGACCATTTCAATTATAAAGAAGTGATGATAACTGGTGGTGAACCACTCCTGTTTCCCGATCAAGTAGCTATCTTATCGGATGCTATTAAAAACTCCAATGTGTTAGCGTACAACCACGAGGTAAGCGTTTTTATATATACTGCGCTTGCAGATGGTATTCTGACTATTCTTCCTTATGTGGATGGAGTTGTTTATACCCCACACTCGGAAAAAGACATTGAATCTTTTCTAAAAGCGAATAGAGCAATCGGACTATTCCCTGAAACAGTCAAGAATAAATCTCTTCGTCTTAATCTCTTCGCTAATATGAAAGCTCTTATTCCTAAAAGTATTAATCTATCCCATTGGCAGATAAAGGATATGATCTGGATAAAAGATTGTCCGGTTCCCCATGATGAAGAATTTAAACGAGTAGGAAAGTTATGGGAAAGGATTTAGTACAAAAGGCAGAGGATTATGCAAAAACATATCCTGATTGTCAAGAGGTAGCCAAACAATCATGGCTTGCTGGTTACGATGCAGGAAAAAGAAGTAAATCTCGTAAAAAGGAACTTGATTTATCATTTGTCCCGGCAGATTTTTTACCTATTATCGAAAGGTGGGTAAAATACAAACAAGAACGGAAACAAGCGTACACCCAATCAGGGATAGAAGCATGTTACCATAAACTACTCGAATTGTCAAACACCAATCCCAATATTGCAATGGCAGTCGTAGAACAATCCATCGCAAATAACTGGGCTGGCTTATTTGAACTAAAAAATGGAACAGGAACACAACTTAGTATTAGCCAAAACCAATCTCCCGGCAACCGTAAAGAAAGCGTTGAAAGACTTGCTGACCTCTCCGAAGGCGTATTACAGGGGTTTGCAAAAATCCTCGATTAAGAGCATTTTAACTGATACACCGGAATTACCTATCTCCGAACTTGCTACAATTAAATATGGTGATATAAACGCGGCACAAGCTATTGTCGCAATAGCCATCTCTGAAGTTGTTCAGTTTTTCAATGTTGGAAAAACAATGAATGATATTCAGGTAGCAATTACATCAGATTTGATTATAGACAGGTTTTATTATTTCAAACTGGAAGAGATAAAATATTGCTTTCACAGAGCAATGTGCTCCGGCAAAGTGTACGATAGATTGGACGGGAACATAATCATTGGCTGGCTTAATGATTATGATGCAGAACGCGACGAGTTCTGTTCACTTAATATCATAAACGAAAACAAAGCTCATAAAGCAGATGATAAGTCTTCAATCAGTTGTCCTTATGATGAATTTTGGGATAATCAGCATAAACTTGCTGAAGCCGGAGACGAAGAAGCGATTGAAAGAGTGAAATTCCATGAAGACCTTATTAAGAAAATGAGAGAAAAAAAGTCTTTTGTCAGCCAACCTTTCATTGTTCGTCAAATACAAAAAGAAGAAAATAAATAACTAACATTTTAATAATCAGTAAATTATGAAAGCTATTGAAATTAAACAAGAAAATGTAACTGAAGAGTTTAAGTCCGCTGACGGTTGCGAAGTTGCTATCAACATTCTTACTAATCTTTTCGGTAAACAGAAACCGGATTATACTGATTTTCATAACATTAAAACCTATGAAGATGCTTGTGAAGCACTTGGTATCAAACCTGTTTCCCGCCTACTTATCGAATATGGAGACGGGCAGAAAGAAGAGGTGATTGACATTGCACATATCGCTTATGTGAAGCTATCCACGATTGCCCGTGCTTTGAACAATGACCCGGAGTTTCCTCGGTTCACTGAAAACGAATACCGTTGGTTCCCGTGGTATTATCTGTATTCACAAGAAGAGATTGACGACATGGACGAAGAGAAACGCAAAGAGCTTGTCTTTTGGGGCGGTTTTGCGTATTACGGTGAGTACTGCGGCTTGGCGTATGCGTACTCGGATGACGCTTGGTCGTACTCGTATGCGACTGTCGGCTCTCGCCTTGCTGTAAAATCAGAGGAAATAGCCAAATACTTTGGAAATCAGTTCAAAGAATTATGGAGAGATTTTCTGATCGGGAAAAGATAAAAAGCATGTCTAATCAATGGCTGCGGCGTTAGTTGCAGCCATTTTTATTTCTGATAGTATGGACAAAATAAAAACATACGTGATAACTCTTTCACCTTTCTTCTTGAAAGGGCACCCAAAAGTCGGAAAACCAACTCGATTTCGGTGTAAATTTCTCATGGGAAGAAATTTAAGTGATGCTTGCATGTGGGACTGTTCTTTTGATGGGAAAGATAATACCCGAAGAAGTTGTTCCCGAAACGCAATAATTGAAAACGGAATACCGTGGAATTTTCCAAAGATTCATACGATACGCACAAACTACCAATTATGGGAGAAGCGTATCAATGAAGTACAAGAAGGAAATGCGGTATTATCTATTCGACAATGGTCGGGAAAACCCTACCGGAGTAAGCAAACGACTATTCTTAATCTGACAAAAGATGATGGCGTTGGAATACAGCCATTGAAGATTATAAGATTCGTAGATAAACTGGATAACAAAGAGTGTGTAGCTATATCTGTTGATGGCAAGATAAAAGTAAATCTTACATTGGAAGAAATTGCACATAATGATGGATTGTCCTTTGAAGATTGGGCAGCATGGTTCAAAGGTGCCGATACTTCACAAGATATGGCTATCATTCATTTTACATCTTTCAGGTATGAATAAGAGCGTTTATATCAGTTTGCCAATAACGGGTATTCCACACCAATATGTTAAGCGCAAGTCAGACCTGATAAAAAAGGCTCTCAAACAAAAAGGATACATACCTATCTCCCCGTTAGAAATCTCACCGGAACCGGACAAGCCAATATCATACTACATGGGACGTGATATTATGGCATTACTGGAATGTCAAGCGGTTTTCTTTTGCCGTGGCTGGGAGAAATCTAACGGATGTTTATTGGAATACCATGCCGCACAAATTTATGGATTAGAACTAATATTTGAGGAAGGTACGGAAAAGTCACTTGAAAAGGTACAAAATGCTTTTTGTTCCCATTGTGGTTCTGCAAGCGTTTGTAACCGACATACTCAATTAAGAGGCGGATGCCAATCATTGTTATCATTCACATTTAAAGTAGAAGAAGCATTATGGAACAAATAATTAAACTAATTGCCGGGCTATTCATATTATTTATAGCCCTTTCCGGCGTGGACATTTCTTTTAGACCACTGAAATTCAGTCTGGACAATCCAGTATTTGGCATCGGAGCAATTGTCATGCTTATCGGTTTTTCTATTTGTATTGGTGCGTCTCAATGGCGTGCTGTTGAAAATCACAAAGAGAAAACCGGATATTATAAAGGCTATGAGAAAGGGGCTGAAGACGCTTTTCGATTGGTGAAGGAGAAATCACAAAAACAAGAAGGGTATGAAGAAGTACAGAATTAAAACAGTAAAATGCTATGCAATCATGGCTGACAAATATGGATGTGAAGACTTGTACGTTATCCCAAAGTATAAAGTACAGGTGAGAATTATGTTAATTTGGATAACAATTAAGTCATTTGTGGACGCCGATTCAGATTACGCAAAGAACTGTGCAAACGAACTTCAAGATAAACTCAACGAAAAAATATAACTATGATAGAACTAAAAGGAAAATATGGAAAAGACTGCAAGGTTTTTGCAAAAACAATAGAGTCTGCTGCTATCGGCACAATCCAAAACATTCTTGATAATCCAGTTACCAAAGATGTTCCTGTACGGATTATGCCGGACACACATCAGGGAGTTGATATTGTGATTGGTTTCACAATGCCAGTTACAGGGCTTATCAACCCCAATCATATTGGTGTAGATATTGGTTGCGGGATGGCTTTTGTGAGGATTCTGAATGTTGTTAGTGAATCTTCTTTTGAAGAGATTGATAGAACTATCAGAAACGTTGTTCCAATGGGATTTGACATTAATAGTGAATCTATCACAGAATCCGAAAAGCAGTCATTCTTCGACAAAGCAAACATTAATCTATCTTTTCATCGAGAGGGGATGTTCCCGGAGCCGCCTTATGTCGATGAATCATATATAACCAAACTATGCAAAAAGGTAGGTATGAATGAAAAGGTATTCTACAATTCAATCGGCTCTTTGGGTGGTGGAAATCACTTTATTGAGATAGGAAAAGATGCAAATAATTGTATATATCTAACTATTCATTCAGGTTCTCGAAACTTTGGTGTGAAAGTTTGTAAGTATTACGCCAAATTAGCGAAGTTTGACAAGAGGGCTTTTTCCTCGGAATTGGAAGAGATCAAGAAAACTGTTCCACCACAGCGTCTTCAGGAAGAGATAAAACGGATTAAAGAAGAATTTTCTATTAGAAATGGATATTTGTCTGATACTGCAATGTATAATTATCTATTTGATATGTCAATAGCGCAAACATACGCTTCATTAAATCGGCAGACAATTATCAATCGTATCTCCCATGCATTGGGCTGGAAAACTTCGTCTACCATCGAAACGGTGCATAATTATATCAACTTTGATGACCTTATTATTCGTAAAGGTGCCATATCTGCACATGAGAATGAAATAGTAGTTATTCCTATGAATATGGCTGACGGTATATTACTTTGTCGCGGTAAGGGAAATCCTGATTGGAATTACTCTGCACCACATGGAGCCGGACGTTTATTCTCCCGGTCTTTTGCCAAAGAGAAATTATCAATGGAGACATTCAAAGAAAGAATGGTTGAAGTATATTCTACATCCGTATGTGAAGGAACAATAGACGAAAGTCCTATGGCATACAAAAATACGGATGAAATCAAAGAGCTTATTGAACCTACCGTTGATATAATTGATACGATTCGACCATTGATAAACATTAAGGCTTTATGATCGAAAAAAATGAGTTTCCTTTCTCTCTTGGTGGTTACGGCTGGCAAGAAGAATACAAAGGTTTTGATATTGTTGTACACGTACAAAAACACAAAGGAATATCCGCTTACGCTTTTTCTTCTGAAAAACGTATCGTTTGGCAAGAATCAAAAACTTTTGGAGATAAAGAAGAGCTATTCCAATGGGGACGTAGTGCCATTGACCGACATCTACAATTTCAAAAAGAAGAGACTGAAAGAAAGGCGGTTGTAAAAGCTGAATATTACATAAAGAAAGGAAAGGAAGCTGCACTTAAAGCCTTTAGTAGTGCCATGTATTTTTCTAATATTGAAGGAAAAGAGTATGAAGAGGCTTTAGGCTTCTTCCAATATGAACTTGATAAACAGTTTGGTAAACTGAAATGAAAACAGCCGATATTATTAATGGATTCTGTGAGCTTGTCTTCCGGGATAGAAAGGGAAACAAAATATACCCAAATGTTTTCGTTGAAAAATGGGAAGCCGACCTTTTAGAAGTTACCCGGTCACGGCTCACTTATGAATATGAAGTAAAAGTCAGTAGGTGTGATTTCCACAAAGATAGTAAGAAGCAAGATAAAAATGGGGACAGCAAATTTGATAACATTTTGGCTGGTGGACGTACCAACTACTTCTATTACATAGTTCCTGATGGACTTGTTAAGCCAGAAGAAGTTCCTGAATTTGCCGGACTAATTTATGCTATCAATGGAACACGCCGGGCAGATGGATATACGGAACCTATTATTTATTTCCATGTAGCCAAAGCCGCTCAAAAGGTATCCTCTACCAAAGCTGACAACAAATTCATTGATAAACTTAACCTATCAGCATATTATCGTTTCCACAAACTTCGTAGGATCAATTATTTAAAGGAAAGTAAAAATGGATGATAGAAAAATGATGGAAGAACTGGGCGAAAGACTTTGTGATTTCTGCCCTTTAGAAGATTGGGAAAAAGGTTCACACTTATATCCAAATGGTTATAGTAGCTGCGAAGGGAGTAAATGTGAAGATGCTCTTGAACACTATCTTGAAGAAAATGAGATGGAAGAAGATAATTCTAATGATGTAAGCAATGAAAACGATACAGGAAGTAAAGAACGCTAAAAAAAAGCTGGAAGAAGATATTTCATCTCTTATTTCCCAATTTGAGAAAGAGAATGAAGTATCGGTTTCTTCGATGGGAATGGAAACCGTTGGCTTTTGCAATGGTACCGGGCTTAATGCAGTGTGTGTTGAGGTAAAAGTAACTGTGGAATTATAACATTAATAGTATGAGCAAAAAAATCAAAAATAAACTCCCCAATTATGATACACAGATTTGTGTATTCAATACATTTTCTTCATGGGTGAATCATGCAAGTTCATGGTTGCGTGGGTACAGAAGCAGCCAAATTGTTTGTTTGGATACACAAAATCGCACATGCGAAATTGGTGCAGATTTTATGAGAGCCGATCAAGAAGGTACTTTTCCTATAAAAGTTTACGAAACCATAAAACACTCGAAGTAATATGTTTGAAAATGACAATAGATTTAAAGAGGCTGTTTCCCATTTCGGTGAAAAGGCTTCCTACCAATGGCTTGGTCTAAATGGAGATGAATGGATAAACCAATCCAACAAAACTATTGACGTTGATTTCCTTTCTGATTTAAAGAAGGGGAATATACGCAATATCAAATATCAAAGTGTGCCAAAACCTATCAATAAAACCAAATGCTTAATTGATATTTCGGAGCTTCGTATCGGTAATCTCGTAAAAATCAAGACTTCCAATGATGCCTCCTACTATCCGATATATGCCATTGACGGTATGGGACTGAAGGTTGTTTTAGGTGGCGTGAGACAATGCGAAGGCTGGAAAGACATTAGCCTGTTGAAACCTATCCGCATTACTGAAACTCTATTGGGAAAACTTGGATTTCAATTCACTCCTGAAGGAGATGATGCTTACGAACAAATATGGCGATCAGAAGAAGGATTTGAAGTTTGGGAACACTCTAAAGGTTTTAGCTGTGACTTAATGGATGGTGATGTAAAATCACTGCATCAACTTCAGAACTTGCACTTCTTTTTAACTCAAAAAGAATTGTATATAAAATGAACATCGGAATATTAGCAGTTGATAGTAATTTTCCCAATCTCGCGCTCATGAAGATAAGCAGCTATCATAAAGCACGTGGCGACAATGTGGAATGGTATAATCCTTTATGTTCATACGATAAGGTCTACATGGCAAAAGTATTCAGCTTTACACCGGATTACGGCTATTACATCAATGCCGATCAAGTCGAGAAAGGAGGTACAGGATATGACATAAGTAAGGTTCTTCCGGTAGAAGTTGATAGAATAGTTCCCGACTATAACCTGTATAACATTGATAAGAATCTGGCTTATGGCTTCCTTACTCGTGGGTGTCCTAACAAATGCAAGTGGTGCATAGTTCCACAAAAAGAAGGCAAGATAACTCCTTATATGGACATTGAAGAAATAGCAATTAATAACCGGAAAAATATAATTCTGATGGATAACAACGTACTTGCATCTGATTACGGTTTACAACAGATTGAAAAGATTGTCTCCATGGGCGTACGAGTAGACTTCAATCAGGGATTAGATGCCCGCTTGGTTACGGACGAAATAGCCCGGCTACTTGCAAGAGTAAAGTGGATGAAGCGCATACGGTTCGGCTGTGACACACCGGGACAGATTGCCGAATGTGAGCGTGCCACAGCTTTGATTGACAAGTACGGATACAAAGGCGAATACTTCTTCTACTGTATTTTACTGAATGATTTTAAGGAGTCGTTTGAGCGTGTCAATTATTGGAAGAACAAAGGAGGTAGATTCTTACCTCACTGCCAACCTTACCGCGACTTAAATAATCCGCATCAGATTATACCTCAATGGCAAAAGGATTTAGCCGGATGGGCAGATAAGAAGTGGATTTTTAGAAGTTGTGAATTTAAAGACTTTATTCCACGAAAGGGATTTAAGTGTAGTGAGTATTTTTATAACAATTAGAGTAAAACAAATCAAAAATGAACATACTAAAGTTTATTAGCAACTTATTCTATGACAAAGAAACCTATTTTGGTTCTCGTTGTAGCGGTTACGGCTGTTATCCATCTTTCAATGATGCAGGAATTAAGAAGCCTTTTATGTACCGACTATTAAAGGCTGGCAAAAAATGTGGCGGGTGTTCTGACTGTAAAATAGAAAAATAAATGGAAGAAAGAAAACTAAATTTCACAAGGAATGAAGACCCTACAATAGTAGAGGATAAAGACGGTAAGATAGCTAAAAAGATAGAAAAGATTTACAAAGATATTTGTTTTAATCTTGGATTTTGTTACGAACAGCTAAAAGAAGGAAATCTTACAGAAGGAATGAAAGAAACACATCTTTTTTTAACAGAAGGATATGTACTTAACTTTCTTGACGAACTTGGTTATGAAGGTGTTCTGAAAAAGAAAAAAGACGAAATGTATTCAGATATACGGTCGTTAAATAATGAAAATAGAGAACTTCGTAGACAACTTGGAGAGAAAGTATCAAACGAAGATGTTAGAGAAAAGTTGAAAAATATTTCTAATATCATAAAGAAATGGTGGAATATATACGGATTTGGACACGTTAGTGATATTTCATATACAGAGTATGGAGCGGTAAAACTGATTTTAAGCGGTTCGATTTGTCATGCCTATCGTGATGATACCCAAAAAGCCCCCACCGATGCGGAAAAGGCAGAGTATCTTGTTAAACTTGGTTTTAAAATAAGTTTAAAAGACCGAGGTAATGTTTTGTTTACTGATGGTAACTATATTCTTTTAGATAAGATGCTTAAAGAGAAATACCCAAGTTCTACCATTGCCAATATAAGAGGACACGAATGGGGTAATGAATTATCAATGAGAGAAATAGAAGTTTATATTCACAATTTAGACGACTTGAAGAATGAATAGTAATATGAACTATAAAATACTGATAATATGTACGATTCTATCTTTGATATTAGGGTGTTCCTCACCGAGAAAGTATAAAGAGAATCGTTTTACAAGACAATTTCAGAAAGCAGATTCATTGTTTAATGAAAAGTACGGATTATAACATTCTACAAATGGGAAATAATAGATTTAACGGAAAAGCTATATACAATCCGTCCGGCAAAGCTGGCGAGTATAGCGATTGGGCTTGTAATTTTTATACAGGATGCTCCAATAATTGCGATTATTGTTATTGCAAGAAAGGTGTAATGTCCCATGTGTGGAGTGATACCCCGAAACTGAAGAAATGTTTCAGAGACGACGAAGAAGCCATATCCATTTTTGAAAAAGAATTGTTGGCAAATCTTGGAGAACTTCAGGAACATGGATTATTCTTCTCTTTCACAACTGATCCCATGCTCCCCCAGACAATAGACCTGACTGTACGTGCAATCAAAATATGTGTACATCATAGTGTCAATGTAAAAATCCTTACCAAAAGAGCTGATTTTGCCGAAAAGTTCTTTCGTCCTCTTTGTAGCAAAAGCGCATTGAATGAGAATTTGATGCACATAGCATACACACGTCACGTTGCATTTGGATTCACATTGACCGGACATGATGAACTCGAATCCAACGCTTCAAGCAATTCAGACCGGATAGAAGCCATGAAGATACTCCATGAAGGAGGATATAAAACTTTTGCGTCCATTGAGCCTATTATAGACCTCGAAGGTAGTTTGTCTATGATAATCAGCACTGTTGGCTTTTGCGATTTATATAAAGTCGGTCTGTTAAGTGGGAAAAAGTATAATTGGCGAGAGTTACGAGGATTTATGCTTGCTTGTACTTCTTTAAAAAGTAAGTTCTACTTCAAGGATTCTTTCATAAGTCAGGCTGATTTAGATAGAGCAAATCTCCCACAAAGTTGTGTTGGAAGAGATTATGATATGTTTAAAATGTAAAAGAAGTAAAGTATAAAAAACATGTACGAAGGATTAAAAATAAATTTCAGCCTATGGCATATTGTAGGCGGTATTTACGGATACAATAAATTGATAAGACTTCCTCGAAAACAAAAGAAAGCATTAAAGAAAAGTCTTTTGCAGGATATTTTTACGGTAGATAGAAACTACCTAAAAGAGTGTCCAAAGCCTAAAAAAATGCCAATATTTAGTTATAAACAATTTAAAAAATGAATTATATAATTATTTTCCTGATAATATTTGTGATAGTATTATTGGTAGCTGGTGTGTTATTTCTCTTTAAGTTTTTAGAGAATCTACAAAATCAATTCTCCGCATTTCATCAAATTCAAGACCTATACTACAAAGATTTGGTAGATAAATTAAGACTATTGCGGTTTGCGGAGATTGTAAGACTATGGGATTACTGCACTCAAAATGAGATGTATGAAAGGGCTAAAGAGTTTAACGACATTTTAAACAAAGATTTTAGTGACATTTTACCAAAGAAGTAATATTATGAAACTTAGTAAGAAAGACCTAAAGCGTATCGAAAAGTCTGCTATTAAATACAAGCAATTCTACGAAACTCCCAACCATGAAATAGACGCAATAGTTCAAGAACTGATTGATTCATCAAAGAACATGCCTAAAAATATGACGAAGGAAGAAGAAATATCCTACATATTGGATGGAGATAATGGAGATAACAATTTGGATAAATTGAAACAAATAATTGAAGAAGAGGAAGGTAACAATGCAAAATAGTTTGAATGAAATCGCAAAGAAAGCGCATGACTGCGCTGTTCGCCGTGGGAAGATAAGTCTTATAGACGAAGAAAATAATTTCCACCGTGATTTACTGAATGAAGTTGCAGAAGTGTTCAATGCTGAAGGGAAGAAAAGCTCGCACATTGAGCACTTCTCTGATTTTGAAGAGGAATTGGCAGACGTAATACTTGTAGCCATGAGCACTCTTAATCATTTCGGAAGTGATATAGATGCTCTGATAAAAGCAAAAATGGACTTTAATCAAATAAGGAATGATTAATGAGTATAATACAATGGACTATAAGGGCAATCGAAATGGTTGTTTTTTTGTATCTTTAAAGTAATAATCGAAGACTTAATGAACGTATGAAGAAACAGATAAAACAAGATATAGCAGAAAACGTCACACTAACTGCCGTTTATAATATACTATTTACTAATGATGTTGTTTGTGGACTTGTGGTAGACTTCATAAGCCAACTGAAGAAATCACCATATTACCGTTTCTATGTGAAACAACAAGCTAAACGGATAGAATCAGAAATGCAGAAATATGAAAAGCGCATTGCCGAGATTTCCGGGAAACGCATCTTCTTCATGGCGGACGCTAACGAAGTTATTTCTGAAGAGTTACAGCCTGATTTACTAAAAATGGAATACAGCATCAAATCGGAGTTTGACAAACATAAGCTCAAAGATAGTGCTCTTCTTGCAAAAATGGAATTAACCCGGTGCATGTGCGAGTTATCTTGTTTGTCGCTTGATAAACGAATAGAAGAAGTAACTCCATATAATCAAGATGTGAAAAGGCTTACTTATCTTCGCCTTACAGCACTTTTCAGCTATGTTGATGGATTATCAAATATTCTCTACCAAAGCAAAGAATACATCAACTTGAACGAAAGTTCTAATTGCAAAATGGCAATGCAAATCATACAAAGAAAACTGACGGATTGTGATATAATCAGCCGGGCAATCAGCACGTCAGATAAATTGAATCCGGCTGTATAACATCAATAAATTAACATGAAGATTTCAGGACGAATAATTGTTGCTCTTCCAATGCAAGGAGGAACATCAAAAAGTGGCAAAGAGTGGTCGAGACAAGACTATGTTATTGAAACCAAAGAACAATATCCAAAGAAAGTTACGTTCTCGGTAATGAACGACAACATAATGAACTTTGGGTTGGCGGTTGGGCAAGATGTTGATATAGAAATCGACATAAATGCAAGTGAGTGGAATGGCAAATGGTATAACTCCATTTCCTGTTGGAAAGCCACATTGCTCAATCCCCAGCAACAGCCCCCGGCACAACCCAACTATTCTGCTGTTCCACCTAAACAACAAGCGACTCCACAACCAGCACAACAACAAATGTTTACCGAAGGACAAAAAGACGATTTACCATTTTAACTCATCATAAGTTGATACACAATTAAGAGGTAGCTTATTCGGCTACCTCTATCTTTCTTCTAAACTCTCTTAACTGATCAATAATAGAATACCGGTAACACCCAAGATCAATCCCATACCGGAAGCCGTATAAATAAAAAAAGCCCCGACCTTTTGAGCCGGGGTAAATACCTGTCAATAACAAGTAAACTTCTACTTCTTTCTCAAACGATATACCATCCAACCGACAATTAACAGAGCGATAACACAGCAATATACCTTATCCTTATGCAAATCCCACCATGATAGTTCTACGACAGTTTCTTTTTGATTCAGCAAAACATTAACCTTATTACTAATAGTATCAAGTCGATTCGAGAACTGCTGCAAAGTAATGGATAATGTTTCATCAACTTCTATTCGTTCCTGTTCCTGCTTGGAAGCGGTGGTAGTACTTTCTTTGACCGGATATTGCTTCCCTGTTGAATCCGGATCAGACAAGTAAACAGTTGTATTTTCAATCTTCAGATCACTTAGTTTGTCTGTAGTAATTTTCGTTTGCTTATTCACATCCAGCCGTAGTGATTCAATTAAGTTTCGCAAATACAAGAAATCCCCTGAATAGTCAATCTGTTTCTGCGTCTCGATATTACGAGAAGTTTTGCAGGAAGTAAACCATATTCCCGACATCAGGAATATGGTTATATAGATTAGCGCTTTCATGGTCGGATCACTGTATTGCGTAAGAAATTGGAAAATTCACTCCTTACATCAAAGCAGGGACACACCTTGATATACTCTGCCGGTTCAACTTCCCCACTACCATCCAAATCTGGTGAAGTGTCACGATGTCCGAGAAGCTCAACTATAGGATACTCCTTGCAAAGCTTTGCAACTAATTCCCGCAAAGCTGTTTTTTGGGCGATCGTTCTTGTGTCTGCGGGCTTTCCATTTGCATCCAAACCACCTATGTAGCAAATACCAACACTATGTTTATTATACGAAGATTCGCTAAAACCCTTCGTATTGCAGTGTGCCCCGTCAATGGATAGCGGGCGACCATTCTCTATCATTCCGTCAAGGTCAATGACAAAGTTATAACCGATCTGATTAAATCCTCTCTGCCTGTGCATCCGGTCAATATCCTTTGCACGTAAATCCTGCCCGACCTTTGTTGCCGAGCAATGGATGATAATTGCATCAATAGTTTTCATTTCTTTTCCTCCTTATCTTTAGTCATTGTAACTCTACGTGGTGGAATACGACGACTACAGTCATTATCAGGTCGATCACAACGATTATGTTCAGCATCCTTCAACTGTAGTTCCAACTCGTGACATTTATGTATCCAAATTAATTTATCATTCTGCTCATTACGTAATTCAACATAGATAGCATCTATTTTCGTATCACGTTGAGCAATACGATCTTCTAGCCAATCCACTTGTTTACGTTCATTCTCATCTTCCATAGAGTCAGCAGAAGCATCCTCCTTTCGAGCATTCGTTTTTCGGTTAACGTAGAAGTTAACTATCCATTTGATTGCCTCCAAGCCGCCTAAGGCACCGAGTATTGTTAACCAGTCGTTTAGTTCCATAATTATATTATTACTTAAACATTGATATAATTAGAATAGAAATAACAGCAATTAACCCAGGCAACAATACAGTAGCCAATACATCCAGCCAATCGAATGTATTCCCGTAGAGTTTATCTTTGTAATCAACTGCAACCGCAACAATAACAGTCGACACAAAAGCAATCACAGTTGAGGGAATTAATCCCACTCCAAGTGTCAAACACACCGCCAGCATCGCTATGAAAACCAACATTCCGGCTTTCATGTGTTTCGGACGGTTACTATCCTTCAGCCATCCGAGATATTTCTTTATTATTTGTTTCATTCTTTTTATTCTAGGTTATGTAGGTTTATTGAAATTTAAATCTGATACATTAGGCGATATTTGTCCAGAGTAAATAGCAAGTTTCAGAAAAAGCATGGGCAAGTTATCATAATAAACACGAACGGGCTTATTGGTCGTATATGCGCGATCTACAAACCAAACACCTGCCGGGACCTCTATTCCTTCTGGATTAAGGACTGGCTCAACATGGATAAAGTTGTCGCTGTGACCAACTACATAATATTTTAGTTTAGTGCCTGTCCAATAAGCTAACAATCGTATGAATGAACCTTCTTGTCTCATAAAGCACGTTCTTATTTCCGATCCCTTATAATATATTCCCGTATAAAGTTCCGAGGTGTCTCCTATTCCAAATATATTATACGCTTCATTCCATGCCCTGTTGGTGGTGCTCACAATAAGAAATTCTACTCCGTCAAATTTTTTATCATTAGGAAGACTAAGATTGCCTTTTCCTGCAAATAAGACATTCACCTTACTATAAGCCACCTTCTTTATATCAATGGTTTCAGTATTCGTAAATATAGGTGTATTAGTAGCAAATCCATATACGTGTCCTCCGTTTGAATACTGGTCACCTGTTTTAAGGTTAAAAGCTAAATTTGGACTGAAATTACCAGACTGCGGATCATTTGGATTAAATTCTTGATAGTTGCTAGTAGGATCTCCATTGGCATCTATTCCCTGCTGCGAAAACATATAATCACCATAGAAAACCGCACTAGCAAGCTTGGCAAAGTTAGCCATCAGAATCTCCGTGAATATTGCTTTGTAGTTTTCAAAAGGAATCCACGTAGAATTGCTTCCGTTTGAAGCATAATCTTCAGCGGGATCGATTCCTACAGAGTTTCCATTTTTACGCATTGTATAATATGTCTGTCCTGCCTCGTAGTAGACAATAGGAGTTATGTCATCTGTACAGGTGTAAACTGTTGATAAATCAAAAGCACCTGAAGGAAATGGTAATCTACCTCGAACGCCAGCAGGACCCGGTACACCATCCTGCCCATCCTCTACAACAGAAACCATCTTCTCATCCACCTGTGTACCTCCTACATATAACCGGAATGAGATTGCCGCCATATCGGAAGTGACGATGATCCGTGACCCATATACAAATTCAGCCGAATTACTTCCTGTTTTATAGGTCAGCACAAACTTAATCGTTCCGCTTCCGGATACAGGATTTCCGTTACCGGTTTTACTGAAACATTCGCACGATACATATTCCGGTAAATGTGACCCGTCAGCTTTTCTCTTTACCTGAGTAACGGATGGGACCAACCAATAAGTAGTAGCATCCGCCCCATTTTCAGGGGCTATGCTCACTTTGAATAGATTTGAAGACAGTTTCTTAGCCATAGTTTAAGATATTATTGTTGCGCTTACATAACCGGAGATTCCTCCACCGGCATTGATCACATCCTGAAAAGCCACATTGATGCTCTTCTTTACTCCGGACAAGGAATCAATCTTAGCACCGGAATTATCCGTTACCGTGAATGTAGTTTGAGCCGTAGTGTCTTCCGTGCCATCGTCTTTTTCTACTTTTGCCGTATATACAGCCGTTTCACCTTCTTTGATTTGCTCGCCTGTAATTCCGTCTACATACAAATTAACCCGATAAGGATCGGTGTAATCCGTTACATTGATATAAGCACTGGCCAGTAACGTAGAATCGTCTTTACGATATAGGTCACAGCGGTAAGTAGCCGTACCGTCAATTTCGGAAGCCGGAACTTCAAGTGACCACACACCGGTAGCGACCTGCGTAGAGACTTCTCCTACTACCTTATTCCATTTAGGGGTATATGCCGACAAATCAGATGGGGTTACTCCATCTATCAAAGGATGAGCATTCAGCGTTGCTACGGGGCTAGATGTTGTGACGTCCGTATCTCCGTCCAGATACAAGGTAGTGGAGCTACCGACAGTCTCCACGATCTCAACAGTTTCGGAAATAGCGTCAAAGGCGAGGGATTGCCCGCTTACTTCCGTTGTGCCGGACAATAAGATTGTATCATTATCGTAATTGGATACCGGTACGATGTTTTTTACAATCTCAAAGACAATCATATTCGGATAGTCACGCCCGCCAATATTCACCGTCTTTGTTGACTTCTTGAATACTCCGGCAAGTGCTCCGGTAGTGCTCAACCCGTCACCGCCAAAGGCAACCTGAACACCATTGTAGAATAGATCCAGTGTCACAGGATTCAATACCGCTCCGTTATCATCACGGTTTAAGTGTGCGTAAATAAGAGGCTTCGTTGCTGATGTCTCCCAGTCAGGGCTACAGATATTTGTCCCTTTCTTATACTCCTGACGAAGTGGTCCGTTGATGATACCCATTCTAGCACGGATATTCACACCGTTCATCAGGGCAAATAGCTGAAAACTTCCATTTATCTTTTTCATTTTATGTCCTCCTTACTTTTTTGATGTTTTACTTTTGTTTTTCTCTTCTAGCAACAGAGCGTCTAAGGTTTGTTGCGTGATAATCTCAACGTCTTGCAGGTCACTTCCGATCACTTTCATGGCGTTAATACTAAGTACGGCCCGACCGTCACTCAATTCCTGCGCGTCTATGTAGATTCCCTTTTCTACCAACTGCGTTTTTTTGACTAATAGGTAATTCATAATGTTATCGTTTTTAAGTTAATACTATTCTTCCTTTTTGAGAGTACCTTTGAAGCACCACCCCTTGTCATTCTCTACTTCGCAGTCTTCAAAAGGTAATGTAGTCTTCCAGGCTTCCTCAAATGACATACGACCAATAGCCGCCGTTTTATTGATATATTGAATCATGTTGTTAAGGAACTCGCAGATAGCAGGGTGATAACCTTTTACGAGACGGGTCTTTGTCACCTCTGTTTCGTTTTCAATGTCTGCGTAACGTACTTGCATGCGCATCCAGTATTTCCCTTTCTTGCGGTCAGGTTCGCGTACCTCAAAGTCGAGAACCTCGAAGGATTTTCCTTCTAGTTCGGATATATCTATCAAAGGAGAATCCATCCGCCTTCTGACCATTGTTTCCTTAGTTGTCAAAAATGATAATTTCATATTTAATTTTCTCGTTAAGTTTATGGCATCGGCTCCTTTAAGAATTCCTTGATAAGAAGCTCTTGAACGAGGATTGTGCCATACATTTTTAATTCTTTTCTTTGTGCTCTTCCTAATCTCCGTATGATCGGTGTGAAATACATACCCTAAAATATCCGGAGCAACTTTCATTGGAGTAGGATAAGCATCTTTCTTTAGCTCGTATCCTAAATTATACCAGAGGTAATTCATTATTCTCCATTTTGCTTCATGGAGCCTGTCTTTATCTCCAAAGAGAAGGATATCGTCAGCATATCTCACATAATGAGGAATCTTTAAATCTTGGCGAACAAATCGGTCAAATCCCATCATCATGATGTGTTGATTGATCGGAGACGGAGGCGTTCCTATCGGCATTCCGGTATCACAAAAGGATATTTGTTTCAGCATATTCAGAAATCGCTTATCTTTCCAGATCGTTTCATGACGGGAAAACAAAATATCCGGATTTGTACGTTCATAACATTTTTTTATGTCAAGTTGTAAATATCCCCATGGATGATAAACGTTTATAATTCGTTTTATCTGACGTACGGGGTCATACCTTCGTTTTTTAGAATTTATCCCTCTTCCTTTGATGCAGTTGTAGCAATCGTCAGATAATCTGTTGTCATATTCCGGTTTCATCATAAGCATTAAAGCATGCATAGATACTCTATCTTTAAATTTACTGATAGCCACGGTTCTATTCTTCCCGTTAGGAGATACAATGTTTTTATATCGGTATCTTACATTTGCAAGCTGCCCATTTAGGAGCTGTCGGTATATATTATATTCATTTTCTTTGTCTTGTATAAATTTTATTGTTTCTTGTTTACTTGCATGCTTCTTAGAAGCATTAACTGTTGCCTGATTTATTAATTCAAGCGTTAAACGGCTCATTATGTTCCCTTTTCTTTTCATCTTTATTTTATCCAAGCGGAAGCCTTATTAACGGACTTTCATGTTTTTACTAGCCCATTTCCCTATCTCCTCGTATATAGGGATTGTCTTTTATGTTTCGTACTACTGACGAGGTTTTACGTGCAAATTAGTTCTTTTGTAAGCCGCCAGCGTAGTTCGTATTCGTATTCGAAAGCGAATTATTCGCATTCAAATTGCGAGCGGAGCAGACGCCCCAATTGCCGTTACCACGCTACGCGTAAAACCTTAGAGATAGGGAGGACGAGCCTCCCTCGCATGTTCGTTTCACTCACTCACGGCTGCGCTTTCGCCACTAGCGTTTTGCGCCGTTGCACTTGACGTCCCTTCTGGTAAACGAACTTGAAAGCCGCCAGCGTAGCACGTATACGTATGCGAAAGCGAAGAATTCGCAAGCAAAGAGCGAGCGGCGCAGACGCCCCAATAGCCGTGACCACGCACGCGATGACCTATGCGAACCTTCTTACCAATAGGAGAAACGCCTATACCATTTCCTGTATCCATATAGCAAGTATTATCGGATAATCCTCCTTTTTTGGTTGTGCCGACTCTGGTTCCTCGTATCAGATCGGTGAAATATCCGTTATTACTCATCGTATATGCGCCAGCTTGATCATAAGCAGATTCAAAATCAAAATCGCCACTTGTTTTTTCTACTGTCTTATCAAGCGTCAAATTGGGCTGATCAAGACAAATAAATACTTTAGTTAGATGTCTCCCGTCTTCTTGTATCGTAGCTACCTTTTCAATCCCTGCTCCGGCGTATTGGAAGGCGTCGGCAGATACTAAGTCCATACCATAGATTGCTGAAGTTTGCAAGCTTATAGTTATATCCTTTACTACAACAGGATTTCCAGACGCGTCGAATACATTGATATTTTCCAAGGATACCACCTTCCTCAACCTGGCGTTCATTTCCCCTTCAAGAAGTGTTTTTGTGCCGGGAACATTGGAATACTGATAAGAACCTCCATTAAAAGTAAACGATGTATCAGGCTGTATGTTATTCTCTGCCGCATAAGAGAGAGCCATCTGAATTTCAAGACATTCCATACGGGGGTATTCCCTAGAAATAAGATTGCTCCAATGTGTTTTTGACCCTTCCGCATCGACATAGAAGGCTGGTTGTTCAGATAATTTCTGATACACCCATGAATCTGCCGATCCCATCCTGTATGCCGCATTAGTTACCTTTAAAAAGTTTTCACTAGTTACGCTCACATTACTTGAGATTCCTCCTCCAAACTTATTCGGATCATGTAGATAAACTGTCCCGAATTTGTTCATCAGGGCATTGGTGATGTGTAAAAGATTCCAGTCCATCAGTGGAGCGAACGGAATAGTCTTTACCGGGTCAGCGTTATGGGCTATAGCGAAGTCATTTGTAGTCAATTGACTTAAAGCGGTTCTCGGATATGTCCTGTCCTGCTTATTAAACTCTGTAATTCCTAGTAATCCGTTTGAACCACCATCTCCAGCTCTGTATTTGAAATACATGGACCGGAATTTACCATTAACCACCGCTGGCAATCCCGGACAAATCAGTGTCGGGGGAATAGTCCTTGATTGTATTCCATTGTATTCGAATGGTTCTTCACCAAATAGAGCTACGACCTCGCTGCCGACTATTGCATTTTCGATTGTATGGATAGTTTGTGTCCATCCGTACATGATGTTGTAGCCTTTATCCTCCGCGGCCGAGTTAACGGTAGTCGGCGCGGGAGTACCATCCTCGAATCGCATCCAGTTGTTGTTCTTGAGCTTGCCGATGATTTCCACGTTTACTCCGTCTTCGCATTTAACCAAATAAGCACCCAGCTTGTCCGCAATCTGATTCACCCCGAACTGGAAAGCAGGCGTAGCACCAATGCCATTGTATACGCTTCCTTCAACATTCCATGAGCCGATCTTGGGCATGACGGACGGTTCCAGTACTACCGGATTCGTATAGGTGATACCCAACGCCTTGACGGTCGTTTCGATATACTCGCCATACCCGATGATGGAAGACGTACCATCGGCATTGGTCGCTTTCCATGTGATGTTGTAGTACTTCTCCGGATTCTCGATTATGCGGCCGCCGGCAGTGATCTCGCAACGAGACTTGATAAGCTTATCCGTATCGATGTCTTTCACTGTGATATATGCCCCGGCAATTGGAATTTGCTTGGCATTCTGGAAAACGGGAAGATCTACACGCACGTTGTACTGTACCAATAATGCGGCATTAGTCGGTGATGAAGGTGACGATTCGGCCACTCCTTTATAAGAAGCACGACACTCTAGTTTCAAATTCTTGATGCGTGAAGCGTCTACGGTAATCGTACGAGGATATGTACCGTCTGCGTTGGGGGTCGTTACCATCCAAGCATCAGAGGTAGTTATCAGACGGGTGTATTTGCCATCTTTAACGTACCACCAATATACCGCATTATCTTCTGTCAGATCAATTTCACCTGATTTTAGCATTGCTTTTAATTGGACGTACCAATTGGCAGGATTGGTATCATCTATTTTGGTGGGGTCTACAATTACCTCTGTAGGAGAATCCGCCATTAAAGACAGCAAAGATGCCTCGTAGTAGATAGTACTTAGAAACTGTTGTTCGATGCGTGATTCCTGACGGCCTGTTTTGGGGTTAGTGTAGAACGCTTCACCAATCAGAAGGAACGGTTCACTTACAGGAGTATTCCGTTTTACCTTTAAAACAAGGAGGCCATTAACCGTGGCTATTTCATAGTTAGGGTCGTTATCGGCTATTTTGTTAGCGGGTTTGTATTCGTTCAGATACCAGTCGATTCTATCCAGCGTTGCCGCTCCGTTGGCTATTACCTCGTCAGGATCTTGCAAGTTGACGGCAACCGTTACCATCAAAGGAAGGATAGAGGAATAAGACGGATAAAAGGCATTGTCGTCACGGCTGTACTTCTGTTGAAAAGAGCCTTCACCGATAATCTTCATGCCGGAACTGACGTTCAACGGCTTGACTTGAATGTTGACTATTCTTTTTTGTTGCATATTAATTAAAGATTAAATTGTAATTCTTCTGATTCCCGTAAATAATTCTCTTCGCCTAGTGGAATAACTGCTGTTATCTTAAATGTGACGGACCGGGCATTTAACCACTGCGATCCCATATCGGAAGATATGAGGTGTATCTTGTTTTTTTTGCCATCTACAAAGGTGGGTGACCAAGCATTATCCTCTGCTGCTATTCCTGTATCTCTGTTCCATGTGATTACCGTTCCGGAAGTACTCATTACATCTTCGGTGATGTCGGTTGTACCGTGATAGAATCTGGCTTCGATTACCGTATCAATCAAACCATAGAAGAAGCTGAACCCTTTCGAGCTTTGAAAGTCTATTGAGAATTCTCCGTTACCTTCCAGGAACGCCCAGTCGGTGGAGTTCCATTTGGGTTCTAGCAGCGTACCGGTCTTTAGGCATTGCCATTTTAAGCCACGATGGTAAACGGTGCTGGACTCATTAACACCTGTTATAGGATTCTTTGATTCGAAAAGGTATGGTTCTTCAGAGGTGGCAACCGATAAACTCCAGATTCCACGGTTGACAAACTCGTAGATAGGTTTGCCGGTTACATCTACGCGAATATCATCCTGACGGATAAGGCCACGGCAATAGACATAACTTTGTCGGTAGTTGATCGGCAGATTGTCGAACAAAGACAGGCGTTTCATTTTACCAATCAGGATAGAGTAGTTATTTTCTTCCAAAATCGGTTTCGTTACTCCATCGAGCATACAGATACATTTCTCGTAGCTGGAGATATACCAGTAACTCTGCCGGTCTTCATCCGAAGTGTTACCTCTACGGGTAATGGCCATTAGCGGTTCGGGTGGATAGTTCTTACCTCCGGGGACTTCATCGTCCGGATACAGGACTGCTTCGATGTAGTTGTCTACTGTGTTGACTCCTACTATTCGCATCCATGAGGTGCGGTAGTTGCCGCCTCCGGTGGCTAGGTCATTGACAGAACCGTATATGATGTCGTTCCAGTCGAAGGCTGTGAAGTCCGCTGCATGTCGTTTGCGCAAGGGAAGACGGTAGGTGCCGTCTCCTAATAATTCAATGCTTTCGATCAATCCTGATTCAGAAAAGGCTGTATCACCTTCTTGAGCGGATAGGCGGTTGAAGATTAACTCTAAGACGGTGAGAGAACCGCTTAATTCCAAGTTTCTAGCTTGCATCCTTCCATCAGGGAATATTCCTATTCCAGATCCAGAAATCAAGCTGTCGATGAATTCGCCTACTTCTATTCCACTTTCGGCATTGAGCAAACCTTCCGAAACAATACCTTTCAAGAAGGTTATAAGGCCGGAAGCTGTGTCATCGGCTGTTGCAGAAACAAACCTATCATTCACTGGACTATCTTCATCAATATCATGCGCTTTATCTGCGTGCTCTGCATATTCTATTTTACCTGGAATAACAACACCATCCCCCGCCCCAATAACATCCTTCAACTCATGCTTATGATCTTTAGCAGCATAGTCCTCATCATGATTATGCTGTTTCAAAGCATAAGGAGGGTTTCTAACCTCCAAAGTTTCGACCTTAATATTTTTAAACTCGGCAGTATCTCCCTTGGTTTTTCCCCCAACAGTCAAATCATTATCAACTATTAAGTTTCCCTCCACATGCTGCGTTTCAGTAGAAGAAATATCATCCCCTGAATTCCCCCAAACCCTCCTTCCGTCATTCCATCTAACAATCTCTCCGCCTATCGTAACATAATCCCCCGGGCACCCGCCATAGGGATATGCGTCCCATACCTTCTCTAGCGCATCGAATAAACCCAAGTCATGCGCATCTTTCATTTCAGATAATCTTTAGCTATAGCAAACAATACGTCCCCTTGCTCCTTCTCCTTATATGCCAAACATACAAGCCCAGCAGTATAATAAATAACAGGAGTATATATATCTTTACAAATATCTATACATCCATCCTCTATTGAAGGAAAAGGCAAATACTTCGCCACCTTTACGTTCGCCACTTCACCCTCAACACAAGAATAAAACTCAAGAACCTTTCCTGTTGGATATGTCGTAATAGCGCAAACAGGTTTATCTATTCCTCCTCTAATTCCGGGAAATTTAGATTTTTGAAGAAAATAGATTGGATCTGTATCCTCTATAGGAATCACCACCGGTCTTCTCCAATCACTCATTTGAAAAATAACCAATCTCATGAAATCAGCAGGAAGAACCGTATATCCCATACCCTTGCCTCTTGTTCCACTTTCCCAATTTAATTCAGAAGCAAAAGAAACCCCTCCATCCAACAATCTGGAAGGAGCAGCCTCTGTCAAGCTTCTCACCGCGTCCAGTAGCTTCTGCTCAATAATAGCGTCCATAGAAAGAGTATAGACATCATCAATAAAAAAAGTATTGACCTCATTTTCGTCCAACGCCTTTCGGACATCCTTTATTACATCTTGAACGCTATAATTCATACTTATTTCAAATTAGGAAATTCAACACCAAGCTCTTGCCCGTAAATCAATATATTTTCCTTACTCCGAATTGTCTTTTCGCACCCCTTGGTTATCAGATATTCTTTAGCTTCAGCAAAAGAAGTTATATCCTTCTGAATGTCTTTCTCGCCATCAAATCCATCTTCATTCAATATTTTCTCTCCTTCCTTACCATCGTAAAGTTTTTCGTCCATTTCTTCTCCATGCCCTTTTTTAATAATATTCACAGGATCATCCACCTTGGGGCTATCTTTATCTTCATCATCCCCATTCTCTTCAATAATATCAGCCATATGAATAATACTTCCAAACTGATCTAATTTTTCAATCCCCTCTTGCACCTTATGCTCATTTGTTCGAAACTGACTTCTCCCACCAGTCATCGGTTCAAAATTGATTCTTCTTTTATGCCCGTCAATTTTCAGATTAAAAGAAATTTCAGAAACACATCTATATACTTTTATCATATTCGTATGTATTAAAAAGGAGCGGGATAATTCCGCTCCCTGTTATATAATAATTGATAGTTATGCAGATTTAGCCAGTTTCAATCGAGCATGAGCCTTAGCATATCTTAGATAAACACAACTAATCTCCTGTAATACAATCGCATCTGTATTTCTGACTCCTGCAGATTTCAAATCCAGAATATTTCTACTCCAACTTACAAAAGTTCGTTTAGTCAAGAATTGCGGATCAAGAACTAGACCACAGTCACTCATTCCGTTTTGATCAAACAGTTCATGATGAATAACTAAGACCTCACCGAAATCTGTATCAAAACTTTTAAATTTCAAACTCCAGTTCTCAACACTCTCTTTCAATCGGAACTTATCTGACTTAATCTTAGAGAATGCTGCAAGCATATCACTACCCGCAAAAAGAATCTTACGCTTATTTCCAACACCAACACCCGTAAATAAATCTTTGGTAATATCTACCAATTCATTATCGGTAATTTCCGCCTCTCCAGTAGTGTCATTCCAATCTCCCACAATAATATCTTTTCCGGCCATCCACCAGATACCACCGGTAAACCATACACTCTGTTTTTTTACAGGATGTTTCGCTTTTCCCTTCACACCAAATAAGAATGTATTCTCCATGCCCATTCTCATATCGAAAATGGAATCTTCTTCTAAATCACTAAAGTTCCATTCCACTTCTTTGCTTTGCAATTTATCAAGAGTAGACTGCTCTACCTGTGTCATAAAGTTCTGGCAATACTGCACTTCTGGAGTAGGAATATTACTAAATGAACTAGTTTGAGCATCCAATTCTGCACAAGCCTTTCCCATACGTACTATAACCGTATTTACAGGAATAGCTGGAATCCAAATAGGATTGCCATTTCCATCTTTTTTGCCATTCACCGCATAAACTAGAGGATTGCCCGTAGCGGATGCACCTGAAACGCAAAGAACCAATTCCTTTGTATCCACTGTAACGCCATCTTCTTTATACCCCATTACTCCAATCACACGAATAGTATCCGATTCACTAAACATATCAGGATCGCTCACTATCAATTCGGCCGTATTTCCAGTCGTCTGGGCAGTGAATGCAGCTGTAAGTTTACCCTTAATAGGACGCGTACCCACAGTATAATACTTCACCTCCATACTCTTCGTACTCATCGCTTTTGCATGACGTGTGATTTGATCAATCGGAGTAGCCATTGGTCTAATCTTCGTAATTCTTTTATCTATCTCTTGGGTGTAAAGTTCATCCACCGCCTCTTGCCCAGTTGTTATAGTAGCAGCTCCTGGAATCGTCTTACCAGCATCCGGCAAATCCACTGCACCCTCTGCAAATAATACACAACCCGAAGCTCCTGTCAGAAATGCTACGAGCATAAGGAGCACAGCTCCTGTTACTTTAAATAAAAAACTTCTTTTCATTTCAATGTAAATATTAAATTAATAATTATGATTTCTTTCCTCTGATCCAGATATCATCCGAATCATCATCCGAATATTTAGCCAACGCCCCCTCAATCACAGGCTTCCTGCCAGCCTTATTACTTAAAGCTCCTTGTCCTCCCAATTGTGGAGGAATACCGTCCGGAATCGTATTCTTTTTCTTCTCCTTGTCAATCTTGGCATTTCTTCCTCTTATTTCAGCCTCATGTGCAGCATTCTCGATATCCATATCATGATTCAACCCTTTCAGCAACATCAACCATGTATCTTTAGTCACTTTATCCACGATAGCGTCCTCCTGAATTTGGGCAAACATTTCAAATGCCTTATCCGCATCCTCATCACTACACCCCAATTCACTTTTTGCTTCTTCCAGTGCATCCAGTGAAATTGTTATATTCTGTTTCGCCGCCTCTTCCAATTGACTGTTTTTCGACTGTCTTTCCAGATAAGCATTTTGCTTTTCCACAATCTTATCCTTCATCTCCGGATCATCCAAAGCAGCTCTGATTTCATCCTGCCCAAAATTATCAATCAAATACAAAAGTGGGTTTTCCCCTTTCGTCATGGCTAAAAACAAAGAGGCTATTCTTGGGTCTTTATTAAAAGCCCCCAACAGTTTTTCTTCATTCTCTTTATATCCCTTCAATTCTCCGTCAAGAGCGTCGTAATCGTCGTTAATTGAGCTATACAAAGCCTCTTCGTCATCATAATTCAAATCCGGTTTTTTAGCTTTCATCCGATCAATAACCCGCTGTTTGCCGTTCTTAACTACCTGTTTTTCCGTATCTTCCATACTTACATTGTTTTACGTCATTCTTAATGCGAGCAAATGTACAATCCATCCCTTAATATGTTTTTCTACATATTAACGAGTATCTGCTCATTCTCATTAACTTTGTATCAGTCAGCACGATAGTTATTCATTTTTTATAACCTTTATGGGAAAAAGAGGAAAGAAAGGACGATTTTTCGAATATAGGGATGAACGCAATGCAGACCTGTTATGTGTATTCCGAAAATGCATCATGAATTCACCAACAGATGAAAGTATGGATGAAGTCTATCAACGCATTGTGAATAGTAAATCTAAACGTTTCTGGGTTTCCGAAGAGCAAGCCTCCAAAGTAGTATCCTACATGATGAGAGGAAACAAGATAGATTATATGAGTGACAATAAAAGGAAAATGTTCGAAGAAATATATGCCCGCGTCATAAAAATGAGAGAAGAACATCCAGACATACGTCTATTTCATTTGGTAGAAATAATAGTTGCACAAGAAGCACCATGTTTCTATATGACGTCTGGATCAGCGAAAGTAATAATTAGTCAGATAAAATCAAAATGGTGCAAACGAAGATTACAATTATTGCCGTTCTTACGATAATCTTTTTCTCGGGAATCCCATGTGAGATGTACGGCATCTCCTCTACCTCCCCTTGGTGGACACATTTTACATACCTATTTTTTCACGGGAACATCATGCACCTCTTATGCAATACATACGCCCTATGGTTCTGCCTCGATAGAAAACGTTTCTCGCCGGTCATCATCATCCCAGTATATTTTATTACCGTAGCAGCATCCTTCATCACATCATCCCCTGTTCCCATTATAGGAATATCAGGAGCTATATTTTCTATTATAGGCATCAATCTGTCAACAATTCCCACAAAAGCCAATATCTTATACACGATAATTATATTAACCGCTGGATTCTTTGTTCCACATATATCAGGTCTCACACATTTGGTATGCTTCATTATGGGATTTATATCATCAGTCATTTATCGAAATATAAAACGCTTTAAGAATGACTATTGCTGATATCATAACAGAGGATAAAAAGAGGCTGAACGCAATCAATAGCACATTCAATCCGCTGACCGGAGAAGGATCACCATTGGAGCGTGTTCCCTTAAAACTATCCGATTATGCTCTTCCGGTCCAATACATCCCCAAATCAATGAGTAACAAGAAGCTCGTGATTGAACTTTCAAAATACGGCTCCATCTTCAAATTCCTAAAATCCATCAACGTCCCGGATGATGAGATAGAACAAGAACGAGAGAATCTGATAAAACAATTCGTATTATTAAGAATAAAACACGACTTCCCTTTTTGGGCATATTCCTATGTTAAGATAAAAAACAAGTTTGGAGGTAAAAACATACCGTTCAAGCTCAACCTCCCACAACGAAAACTATTACTTGTCCTCGAAAGAATAAGACTGGCAGGAGCACCAATTCGTGTCATCCTTCTTAAAGCCCGCCAATGGGGAGGATCAACGCTGGTACAGATATATATGGCATGGATTCAACTGGTCCACAAAGAAGGATTCTATTCAGCCATCGTAGCGCAAGATGCCGGAACTTCACGCAAAATACGAGCTATGTACTCCAAGATGCTCAAAGAGTATCCACCGGAATTGCTGGAACTGGATTCTTCCCATAAATTAGAATTAACTCCCTATGAAGGCTCCCACAACGACACTATCATTAGCCAGAAAGGAGAAGTTGCACGCGATTCAGTTATCTGCATCGGTACAGCAGAAAGACCAGATTCTATCCGTGGAGGAGACATATCTCTGGCACACATGTCCGAAGTAGGACTATGGAAAGCTACAGATGGAAAAACACCGGAAGACATCATCCGGTCTGTATCCTCTTCCATACTTCTTGAACCTCTGACAATGGATATCATAGAATCAACAGCCAACGGGACCGGTAATTTTTTCCATTCCGAATGGTTAGCAGCTAAAGACAGAAAATCCGACCGGACACCGGTATTTGTCGCATGGTTTGAAATAGACATGTATTCCAAGCCATTTAAGTCCGAACGTGATAAAGAAGAATTTGCCAACTTCATCGTGGATGGCAGGGAAAATACTGAAGAAACATCCCGTTCCGAAAGCGGACGCTATCTATGGAAGCTCTGGAAGATGGGAGCAACGCTTGAAGCCATCAATTGGTATGTTACCAAACGAAAGTCCTACAATTCACATTCGGACATGGCGGCAGAATTTCCTTCCGATGACATCGAAGCATTCAAACACTCCGGAAAAAAAGTATTTGACCAATATTCAGTAGAAGAATTGCGCAAATACTGCCGTGATCCTCGTTTCAAGGGTGAAGTCAGAGGAGATGCTACCGAAGGGAAAAAAGCACTTTCAGGTACAAGGTTTGTGCAAGATAACCAAGGACTATTCAAAGTATGGGAACTTCCCGACAAAGAAATAAATGTCAATAACAGATACTTGGTAGTAGTTGATGTTGGAGGACGTTCCGACGCTGCCGACTTCTCTGTCATAACAGTTTTAGATAGATTCTGGTTGATTTATGGTGACAAACCTGTCATAGTAGCAGAGTGGAGCGGGCATATACGTCACGACCTGTTAGCATGGAAAATGGCACAAATAGCCGAGTTCTATAACCGTGCACTTTTGGTAGTCGAAAGTAATACCTATGAGAAAGACCAAGACACCGATGGAGACCATACCGAATACATTTTAAATCAGATAGGAGAAGTATACCCTAACATGTACAAACGTCAAGCCTCCGAACAATCTATCAAAGAAGGACGTCCCACCATGTGGGGATTTCAAACAAACCGTCTCACCAAACCTCTGATTATAGATAATTTAGTAAGGTATATTGAAGAACAACTTTATATAGAAAGAGATAAAGAAACCACCGATGAATACCTCTGTTACGAAAAGAAAAAGAACGGAGCATTCGGAGCAATAGACGGTAAACATGATGACAAGTTGATGACACGAGCCATCGCCCTTCACATATCCAACAACATGCCAATACCTAAAATAATAGAAAATAAACCCAAAGCAGCCAAAAGAAAAATCGTATCCGCGGCTACTTTATAAAACATAACAGTATGATCAAAACATTAGTAAATTACATCCATTACAACGTAGATGAACTAAAATTGAAGTTTGCCATACGGATGGCAGACAAAGCACATGCTCAAAACGGAAAACGCTATTTCGTTATGCCAGACGAAAAAGACAGGCTGATAATCATGCATCGCCCATCCTTCAAAAAACTTAAAAATTCCGGACGGATGTCATACCATGCAAAAGTCTCAGACCTAATACGTGAAAGCTTCTATTTTACACCATACTCTGTCAGCGTAAAAAAACAAAATGACCACCCCTCATTTTGCGAGTATAAAGATAATACCTCTTTCCTTACAATCGAAACAGAATCCATTACTCCCAATATCCAGGAATCCAAACGTATCATGTTCCACAAATATATGAAGGAATCTCGTCTCCAACGCAAAAACAAATATCGGCTTCCACTCCTCGCCCGTCTGAAATTAAAATTTAAAATACTAATCATCCAATATAAGTTGGCAGTAAAGTAAAATAAAATGGGTAGCCTCACAAGCTACCCACTACCCTATTTCATTGCAGTTTGCAGCTGTTGTACAGCCTGTGGGTTAGCGTTCTGAGCTACCTGTTGTTGAAGTTCCGGTGAAATCCCTTGAGGTATATTTCCCTTCTCTATCTCCTCCCGTTGGCTCTTTATGCTCTGCAACAATCTGTCCGCAAAAGGAAAATTTCCATTTTCAAGTAACTGCTCCACACTTATTTGCCCAGCCTTCCATATCTCCATTAAGAAATCATTCGCAATCATTCGATAAACAGGAGTATTAGCACTCTCTACTATAGAAAGGTCAAACTCAACATCATTTATTTTCTCCGGGTCATACTCAGAAACACCATTCGCATTCTGACCGACAATATTGAGCACTCGTTTACTATCATAAAACTGCTGAATATTCTTCACCTTTTTAATACTCGACTCAATGATAAAGCTAGAGAACGATTCAAGCAAATCAAGCAAAGAAGAAGAAGAGTTCTGTTGCTGTTGATTATATAACGAGGCACTCATACCCGAATATCCAGGTTTACCCTGAAGTGCTCCGGTCACTCCCGTCACATCTTCCATCAAGTTCATCTGCATTTGCAGCATTTCCGATATCCCAATATTTGTACTCTTATTTGCGACCTGTGTAGGAACCTTATCCGTCTTCCCTGAAGTATAAACAATCACCCCATTAAAACGAGCCCATTCATCAGCGAAATCCTCCACAGTCATATTTTCAGGTATACATTCTTCTGGAATCAGTAGAGCTCCCTTTGCACTAGCTCTGATAATAAAGTCATTCAGCGTAATCAATCTGTTCACATATCTTTGCTGGTCAATCACGTCACTCACAAAACTATGAATCTCTCCATCAATGAAAGGATACAACTTGATGGTATACGGATGACTCCTATGCTTGTACGGAGTCTCTCCCTCCATTAAACACTGCCCGAAAGGAGTCAAAAAACGATAATACCAATAATCATCCATAAACCACTCATATTCAATCAGCGGAATATCATCCTGATCCATACCGGCAGCTATTCCTTCCTCTATTCTTGCTTCATTCTCAGCCTCGATATTAGAAAGATTCTCCACCTCATCCTTATAATAATCACCATTCAGATAATCATGGCATCTATATCTAGGTTTCTGCTCCTTCCTCCACACCTCTACTACACGACATAAGTTAGTATCGTATGGAGCTAGAAAATCAATATTTTCCAATCTGCTCTTAGCTAATCGGTCAGCATACTCAGACAGAAATTTACGATCTGCAGCTAAATTATAAATCTCCCGAAACCTCTTATAATCTTCCGGAGACCTGGCAAAAGACACGCACAACCGTTCAAAAGTTAAATCATGAATCTCACCGATAAGAGACACATCCCAATGCCGCACATCCCTCATCACTCCATCAAAGAAAATATGATTCGGACTTACCATATCACTCCAACAGTCCATCTTATCATTCCTCCAGTCGTACGTCTCTTTCTCAAAAGCCCCGCCACTGATAAGAAATTCCTCAAAAATCCTCCCGTTTACCTCCTGCATGCGATTTGCTTTCCAATTACATTGCAGGGCAATGCTCATCGTCTCCCCCAATTTCTGTTCGTCCCTGTCATTAGCTGTACAAGTAGGCTCCTTACTCTGTCCCCTGTATACCCCCATCACTGTTCGCACCAGCCTCCTTATCAGATTATTCTTCAAAGGAATACTCCCCTGTTCCATGATATACTTTTCCTCCGTTATCATCTTCCCGTTCCCATCTTCCACTAGATCACTCCATTGGTCGCCATAAGTATATCTTTTATTGCGTGAACGTTCCTCACGATAAGGTCTTAACCCATCCCAGCAATGCTGTGCCTGAAGTAGTACATCAAAATTATTTCCTAAATCCCTGCTACTTTCTCTTTTCACACTGTCCAGTTCTACGTTATCCGTAATCCTCGACTTAGGTATCAATCTTCTTTTCGCCATGACATCATATTTTCGGCAAAGGAAAATAGAACCAGACAGAAGCACATTCTATCCATTAATCATGAGGGGCACCACTGTTAATGGCACCCCTCATTCCAACTACCTTATATCCTTAAGTTCACCTATCATCTCCATTTTCATCAGATTAACCTCCATCTCTATTTCTTTCTTTTCCTCCGGATCGGACTCCTTAATAGTTTTCTGCATATCATCTATCACCGACTTATATTCTTTCATTATCTGATACCGTTCATACTCCTTAGAGTTATTAAGAAGATCATACTTCTCTGCATACATCTCAATACCCATCTCCGCTTCATTTTCATATCCCCTCAAACGCTGCATCATTTCTTCCAGTTCATCCATACATTGATAATAAACTTCATTTACCTTCCTAAACTCTATTTTATTATCGCTACCAGATACAAACCTGTTAGCTACTGGAACATTACGCCACATCCTTTCATCTTCATCCCACATCATTGATATAGTCTTATACAACTGATTAGCTGTTTTCCCCATACCGCCCAAATACCCTTCAAAAATATGTTCAATTATAGCAGGATTCAAATCAATCACTCCCTGCATATATTTATCTCCACCCGATACTTCATTGATAAATTCTGCACTATTTACCATCCATTTCGCAGTTCCATTAAAAGCCTTTGTCCATGCTGGCATCAAATCATTATAGTCCCCTTTCTTATAAATTGGCTTACCGAAGAAATCTTTATTTGCAAATACTTGGTACAAAGGTTTCCCTGCATCAGGAACAATTACACTAAGTGCATCTCCATTACCACCCAATGGATTTATAGGAAGTAACTCAGTTAGTTGGTTCACCATATCAACAGAGACTTTTTTTATGTCTACTTTCCCATCAATCTCATTTAGATTCCCTCTTCCCATCTGATACCACATTTCCCCCAATCCATAGAAAACTCTCAATTCGATAGGCAACGGAATAGTTATAAAACGCTCGCCACCTGCCCAAATACAAAAATTATTCCGTCTCACCCATTCAGGAAGATTATCATAAGCATCCCTATTTTTCATCCATTTCGCTCGTTCTTCATCAGTCATGTCATCATCATCATCACCTATCAACATTCCAATAACAGCATTATTAATCATTGGTATCAATATACCAGCCGCCGCGAATCCTCCAATCGCAGTATAGAATTTAGGTTTACTTTTCTCATGTAAGTCATTGAAATTCTTTAAAGACTGTACAGCAGCATTGAAAAATAAGAATAGGCTCCTGAATGTCCCAGCTCCAAGTCCACCAGCACCCTTCTTATTAAAATTTACTGTAACTTCTTTTGCATCCTTGATAGATTCAGAAATACCTCTTCCCATCTCCCGACTAGTCTGATAAGTAGTAAATCGACTAACATTCTCTGCACAACGATTCATAAAGCTAACAGCATCCACAATGGCATGCATCCCGGAAGATACGCTTCCCCACGCTCCATTTGACTTGTTGATGTGCCGATCCATCATCTTCTTATATTCTTCCACGTTGTGTAACGCAGTATATCCGGTCTCTCCTCCATTTTCCAAGAATTCCAAAAAATGTCTATCCCTGGAATTTCTCATTTCAAGCTTTTCCGACTTATAACGTACCATAAGTTTAGCAATGGCACCAATGTTCTTTATTATATTCTTATCGAAGCGCTTAGCATATCTCCAATCCTCCTTTACCCAGATAGCCGAAGTAGAAAAGATAACATCCCTACTCATATTACTCAATACAAAAGCTGGATTTCTCGTAGTAAAGTTAGCGGCCAGTTGCCTGTTCAATCTTCCAATAAGTTGCATCATTTTATGATCCGATGCGTCAGGATTAGTCAATCCATTAATAGCTTGGGCAGCTCTCGGGTTACCATTAACATAAATCACATACTCTTTTCCTCCGCTTTTCACGACTACTGTATGTTCATTCTTCTCACGTGTAGAAGCACGATAATCAAGTTTTATACCATTGGTAGACTTTGTAGCCATCCCATTCTTCTTTAATTCAATCATTCTCGCATCATGATCCTCAATGGCATTGGCTATTTCATCCGCTGTTGCATCAACAGGAATGTCTGGAATAGACTGTACCCATTTTGGATTTTCACTGGAACCGGAATTTTCATACCACATGGTCTTCACTGTGGCCAAAGACGTAGGATGATTCAGAACCATATTGAGGAATTTCTGTTTCATCATATTCCTATTCCCCTGCAGTATTCCACTTTCTGCCATATTACCAATGTTGGCAAATGGATCATCGGCCTGAGATTTTCTACCAAAAGCAGCTTTTACGGGAGCCTGAAAAACAGAACGTTCAGATAGCATATACTCATACACATCACTGGCAATCTTATCATCCCATCCTCGCAAAGGAACATAATACTCAAACATATTCCTCACCTTGTCATAAGTGCTCCTTGTCATTAATCCGCTTTCATATGACTTTTTCAACGTATTCTTTGTCGCTAGATTAATCTTCTCCCAAAGTATATCGCATAATTCTCCATGAGCCTCCTCGAATTGTTCCACAATCTCCTTTGCTGCCTCTTCGTAGTTGTCCTCCTGATTTGTCAATTGAGTAAGTCCAGAATAATCTTTCAAACGATTGTTTTCATACTCTGCCTCATAGAACTCCTTCTTCTGGGCGTCTAATCCATCTAGCTTTTCCTCCCATTCATCATGGCTGATATCACCCTTATCAAGAGATTTATTTACCTCTGATATTTTTTCATCAAACTCATTGTTGGCAGCTTGTTCCGCATCTCGTTTAGCAAACACGATATTTCTTTCAAGACCATGTTTTGCCATCACATAGACATTGATCTCATCACGTTTCACCTTTTTATCCGTAATTGCTTTGATAGCATCCAACATCGGCAGAAGAAACTTATCCTTATACACTTCTGTTTCAAATGCACTCTTACTGCTCATTTGATTTTCTGCCATATAAGCATCTTCAAAATATTTTAAGACCTCTCCCGATTCTTTAACGATGGCATCCTGTAGTTTTTTTAGCGCAAGCATACTGTCTTGATAAGCCTCTTTCCATCGATACATTCTATTCTTTGTCTTATCTAAAGCATCCTCATACTCTCTCTTGGCAATATCTTTCTCCTCCTGCTCATCTGTATTTTCTCCTACCCTAAATCGGATTACTCTTCTATTTATTTCATCATCTTTTGCAATCTGTTCTGCTTGGGAAAAAATATCTACTTTTTGTCTGAAGTTCCCAGCTTTGGATAGTCCTCTTTCTCCTGCGTCTGGGAATTTACTTTCTCCACTCTCTTCCGCTGATTCTCCAATATTTTCGGAGTTCCGCACTTCCATACTTCCTCCGGGAGTTTCCATTCCATCTCGTCCAATGGTTGAGTTGTTTTCTTCTTTTCTAGTTCCATATACAATTTCATTATAAAGTTTTTCAAAAAAGCTCTTACGTTCTAAATCAAGTATACCGCCTATAGATTCTTTTAATACAGGCGCTCCCTTGGATGAAAACAAATCCTCGAAATAACGTACTACACACTCTTCTTTCTGCACATCATCGCTTTCATCAGAATATAAGTTCTTCACTCTATCACAATTTTCAGGATATTTACTACTGAGCCATTGATAAACTGGCTCAATAGTTTCCATCAAATTATCTCCGAATACATTTCTCAATGCCTTATGTGTATTCTCATGCCAAAGATAAGAATTTAATCTATTAATAGATACACTTCTATCAATAACCACAATTTTATCAAACTTTGGATTATAACAAGCGATTGTTTCTCCATCCTCCACTATTTCTTCCAATTCAGCTATATCTTCTTCTGATATTCCAGCAAATCCCAACTGATCTCTTATACCCTCCTTAGAACGTATCACAACAACTTCACCAGCTCCTGCATATTTCCTCTTAAACTCATCCACAGCTTTTATCGTACGTGTATAATCATTTTCTTCACGACTATGTTCATCTTCTCCAATACGCAATCTATTCCTCATCACAACATCTTCTGCCTGCCCGATAACATTACCATCTTCCAGAACTTTCCGACTTCTCCATAGTAAATACTTCACATCATTACCGGAAAGAGACACTTCAATTCCCACCTTTCGTAATAAATCTCGTATAGCCGATACGACTCTATTCCACCACGAAGGAGTTCCATCATTTTCTGCTTGTGTAGCCAAGTATTCATCCATTGCTACAGCCACGTTTCCTCCATAATTATGTACTGCTGCATTCGTCACCATTTTCCGTTCTTCAGCCGGAAGCAACCCATATAATCTGACCATCTCATCATCATATGACTTTTCTCCTAATAAAGCACGCAATCCTTTATGGCCCACAATCTCATGGAGAAATGTAGCTTTAGCATCTTCCTCTCCTGTCGCATTAGGTAGATAAACTACTACCTCCCCTGTTTTGGTGTCAAACCATCCCTTCACATTCCTTCCATTTTCAATAGCCCTGCGAGCCATTCCATCCGATAGCTCTTCTAGGCTGCGAACCATCTTAACAGGCACATGAAGTAAATCAGATAATTTTTCAATCTCAGACTCAACCTGCTCATGATTAGATATAGAAGTATTATCCTCATCAAATACTACATAACTTTTCTTCGGGAAATGTTTCTCTTTTCCTCCCAAATCATGTCGAGTACTATATTTATATCCCACGTAACCGGCATCGCTCAAAGCTTGGTTCACATTCATACCATCTGGCATATTCCAGTCCATCACCATATATAAATTCTTCCCATTGGCTTTCCCACCATTGAAATATCTACCAAAGTCCACATTCACACCAACATTACGCAAACGTTTAGCTATTTCAGACATCTCCTCCATATCATACACCTTATCATAATCCAGATAATTTTCACCATTGTCGGTAGGAATCTCCACCTCATAAAGATGCTTTCTACCACCTATCTCCCTATTGCTGGCTACATCTGCATAATTTCTAGCTATATGTTTGTCCTTAGTCGTATACACTCCTTTTCCAAGCATACTTTCACCTTTTCCCTCACCAGAATGTGACAAATCAAACTTATCAAATTCAGCTCCACTTCCATGATAAGCTTTAATGATACCATTTCCTTTATCCCGAAAACGAACATGCTCTTCAATCGCTAAATCTTTTTCATTGAAAATAACGTAGTTCTTCGCATTATCTTCACGTCCTCCGCTCATTGCTTCAGCAGGATATTCTATACCAACAAAGCCTGCTCGATTCAAAAACTCACTCGTAGCCTTATCTGATCCAAGCAAAAACTCTTTACTTAACTCTCTATAAAAAGCTTCACCAGTAACATCACCAGAAGTATTGAGTACAAGATTACCATGCTCATTGCGATAAGATATTTGATAATCTCCATATCCCTCTTTTTCAGCCTGCTCAGCTATCATATTTTTTTGGGTGACAGTTAATGGCTCATTCCATTTCAAATAATTCATTCCGTCACTATCAGGTATCTCTACTGTATAAAGATGACGTTTCCCTTTTAATTTTTTAATCTGCCGGTTAAGATCTGCAATCTCTTTTTCCATTTCATCAATTTCCTTTTGAGTATAATTGATGTCATTCCAAAAACTATCAAGCAAATTGTTATAGTAATCATGATCTAGCTGCTGTTCGGCCACGTCAATAAGACTTTGATAGAATCGCGCATCTTTCTCATTCTCTTCTTTTGTCGCATTCTTTAACTCAGCATACAGTCCCTTCAAATTCTTTTTAATAGCACGGGCATATTTATCATAATCATCATTCCTTTTTATATCTTGTTTTCGTGTTTTTATAAAATCCTTCTTGGTTGCAACACTACGCGCCAGCTCATTTATACGTTTGGCCTGCGATCGTGATGCCAATGTCTCAGCATACCCCTTTGCTATGCCATTTACCTCTGTGACATAAGTGCCCCATCCGAATGCTTGTACTCCTTCACCAGTATTCATAAAAGAATGATTAAATTGGTCAAAATCATGTGGGCTGCCATGATACACTTCACGAAAACGTATATCACCATTATCACCAGAGAACTCTCCCTTATTATCAGTTGCCGACTTTATTTGTGTCGGTTCCATAGCGATCCAAACCTGATGTCTGGTATCATCCGTTTTATTATATCGACCACCACCTATATGGGTTACACCATCATAACCCAGAGCCACAGGTAGATCATACAATATCTCTTGTGCCTCACTTTTAGGATATTCATTGTACTCAAAAGATTCCAGTACGCTCTTATATACACTTTCATTCGTAGAGTCTTCACCTATCTCCACGCTAATATCATCAGGCAATGCTTCTTTCCAGCCTTCAGCAATATTATGGCTATTCATGTCCAACGGGTGACGGATATTCAGGAATACGCCATACACCTGCTTCTTGTCACCCTTGCCCTTATCCGTATAAGATTCCGCGACTTCACGGTCATCAGTAAAATAAGAACCTTGCCCAAACAACCCAAAATTAGAACCATAAGTATTGAATATTGTAAATCCACTGGTAGATGTACCATGATAAACCACCAAAGGTTCTCCATTCTCGTCCAAAACTTGAGAGGCATTCTCCGGGCTTCGCTCCCAATCACCAAACCATCTTTTGAAGGCCGTAGTCCTTACCTGAACCCATTGTCTTTCATCAAGCCTTGTAGATTTTCCGTTCGAAGCCTTCATATAAGTCCCGTTATCCTTGGCTCGTTCTATAATACTTTGCTCCTCTGAATCAGCCTGTTTCTTCTCCGAGAGAGTGCTATCAATCCTTTTTAAATACGTTTCCCTTTCCTGCGGGTTTCTTTTTGAAATCTTAAATGGCGAATCCATATCTACCCCAAGATCATTTATCCTTTCCGACAGAACATAAAAAGCTTCAGTATCATAAACATCATTCGCAGAAAACTCCCCATTGAGATATGCGTCCCATATCTTATTTTCCCACTCTTCTACGGCTAGTCGGTATTTATTATTTGCGATATTCCGTTTTTCAATTCGTTGTTTCGCTCGTGATTCTTTAGCTTTCTCACTCATTTTAGAGAGCTGATGAAAAGATACGCCAGAATCTATTTCAATTTCCATTTTAGGAGAACCAACAGAATAAGCATACTCTTTAGCTGTCATCTGCCATGTTTTTTTATTTTGGGATATTTTATATTCAGAGAAAGGCTTCGTCTTACGATGAGAAGACTCAATCCATTTCTTAAATGTTTCTTTGGATACACTAGTAATATTGCCTAGTCCTTTCCATCCCGGAGAGTAATTAGATAGGTATGCCTCTTTCGCCTCATCAACAGAGCCAAATCCATACATAACTTTGTGTTCATCGAAAGAACCATCTTCTTTCACTTGGTCTACAACATACACACCATTACCGGTATTTCCCAGAAACATATCAATATGATCACCATCTGCTCCTTCTGTACCTCTGATATATCCATAAGTATTATTCATGGTAACACTCCATGGTTTTCCATCAGCATCTACGCCACTGCGTTCGCTTCCTCTCGGATTTTCAATAGTTATATCAAATCCATCAATCTTAATATGCCCTTTCCTGTAATTACCAGCTTCTTTTTGACCTTCTGTAGGATTAGTGTTCACTTCCTGCTTTTCCTGATGTAGTAAATGAGCATCATTTACACGACCAGCATAATCAAACACTGACTCCCCTTCAATATGAGAAGGCGATATAAATTGACTGTTTACTTGCTTGTTTTCAGATTCTTTGCTATCTTTGTCAACAGAAGACAAGTCAGACGGAAGAGTAGAAAGGGCTGCTGCCGCATTATCATTTAATGTCTGTATGAGGAATTGCCCGCCCTCGCGTTCGGCTTGTCTTTTTAATTTTTCCAGCCCCTTACTATCAACAAGCCTCCATCCTACAATTTCAACATTATCTTTGTTATCATTTACTTCAAGTACAACAACAGAATTTTTATCCGAAGTTTCAATTGCAACCCAATAATGAGGACGCTTTATGGGTTGTGCTTGCCCTATAAGTGTAGGAGAATATAATGCATCTTGCAATATACTCCTACTAGCTTGCGGAGTTATTTCAGGATGATTATTCCTATTCTTTTCCAGTATATTTTTCTTAATTATTATTGGCTTCTCACTAGATCCTAAAGCGGAAGATACATTTTTAGGAACAATTGGTAATCCTATATTTCTAAAAGGTAACGTAAAGTCTTCGTCAGATATATCAGATACACTTTGAATATTATCAATTATAAGATCTCCACGATCATTTATAGGATTACCCTGCTTATCTACTCTTCCGGATGGGCTACCTTGTAAAGCGTCATGTTCAGCACTGCCGTCTGCATCAACTTGGGTGGATTCTTCATCAATTCTTCCAGTTGTCCCGGAAGAAATAGATTCTTCTCCTTGCAGAACTGGGCTGCCTGATTCGCGTACTCCAGATATTCCTCCTTGTTCATTGCTTTCACTTTCTGCAATGCTATTTCCACTTTCTTGCGATGTTCTTCTGTCATTTTCCTGTTCATTTAGTATTCTATCTGCAAAAATAGACATAAATTTTTGGTATTCCTTATCGGAAATCATATTTGATTCTGTGAATAATTCGCCCTGCTCCCAGAGTTGATATTCCTCAAATGTCATATGGTAATTATCCTGAAACCATTGCTCTTTAGCTAACTCGTCAGCCTCAACTTCTGCCTGACGTTCTCGTTCAGCCATTGCTTCTCTGTTATTCTTTATATAATTAATCAATCCACCACGGGTACGAGCAGATGACAATACATCAAGAATAGCATTACGACCGGCGTTAGGATCATTCTGATCAAAGAAGTTTGTTCCAGCCTCCATATCGGCAAGCATCAACTGTTCACCTGCCTGTTCCACCGTCATACCTCCATTATCCTTTGTCGAGAACATACCAAACATCCCACGAGCATCCGAATTACTGAAACCCGTCTCACGCTTATAATCATTATAAAGTAAAGGCAATTTTCCGGCTCCCAACATCATTGCCGCCAATTCCGATCCATCCAATGGCTCACCCATAGCCATAATTTCACCAGCGGTTGCATCTCCTGGCTGTTCGCGAATAGCTTGCAGTTGTGCTTCTACTTCATTCCAATACGAAACCTGAGAATTTATATCAGCGACTGAATCGGCCCACTTCTTCTTTTCTTCCAAATACCTAGCCTTATTAGTACCTATTTTAGGGGCCTTTTCTGATACTTTTTTCAAAAGTTTTGTAGCTTCGTCCTTATTAGCAGAAACAAATGCATTGACTTCATCCGCTGTTAGATTCCCGTCATTCAAATCAGCAATAGTCATTTCTACTGGAGCCTTATGATATAATAAGTTACCCTTATCATCTATTGGAATGGAAATATCAGAAGCGGAAACATCTTGCAGGGGAGATTTACTTTCCATCTCCTTCGCACTTTCTTCCTCCTGATTTATTATCCCTTCCGCCCCCATTGGCATATCTATCAATTTGTTTTTTTCCATCGGTTGAGGACCTTCATTTTTACCAACAGAATCTATCATATTGTTACCTTTTTCTTCCGACGGGATAATCATAGCTTGCAATTGCTCATCAGGCAATTCAATCGTCTGAACCTTTTTGCCTTCATATTCAATAGGATCATCTAATTGCAAGATAGTAGATCCATCACTTTTTGATTGTACAGTGGCAGTAGCTTTAACACCTTGCATATCAAGAGAAATAACATCACCAGGCTGAATAGATGCAACTTCTTCAGCTTTCTCTTCCTCGCTAGGAGTTTCTATCTCTTCAGCGTACCTTGCCGATTCTTGTTCACGTATACTTTGTGCAGTAATATCTTTCAATACATCAGCATTGTTAGACGATTCTAATTTATACAAATCCTCAACAGAACGCATCTCAACTTTACCCGTATCATCACGAACAATAAAGCGACTGTCAGATTGCTTCCTGTCCACTATCCCATTTTCATCAAAAACGATCTTCCCACTAACAGGGAACACATGTTTCTTCTCATCTACTGTAAGAGTCACATCATAGACATTCCCGTCTTGATGGGTAAGATTCGTGATATATTGGTTAGATGTAGCAACCTTCTCATCTATCGCATCACGAATACCTGTAATCATACCATCGAACTTCGATTTCGCATTCAAATATGGAATCAATACATCCGCATCACTTTCATGTTCAGACAAATATCCAATCGGATCAGAGTCAAGCCCTTCTTTCTGCTCTTCACTCAACACTTGTTCCGCTTTATCAAGATCAAGTTTAGCGGCATGTTTCTTAGTCCGATCCATATCTTCAGCAAGCGACCGCCCGTTCTCCACAGCCTTTTGCAGATTCTCCTCCGTCTGTTCCCTGCAATACGTATCAAACTCTTGAAAGTCCACCACCTGGAAATCTTTCACCATATCACGGGTAATCTCATGAGGCATACCCTCACCATCCACCGCCATATACTGCCCCTTTCCGGTCTGTCCCACAACTTCCAGCACACCGTCCATTGTATCGGCAAGCATCACCTTACCTTGTTGCTTTCTTCTCGCCCTGTTCTGATAATGCCCTATGGTAGAAGAAGCACCTCCCAAAATAGAACCCATGAAGATACCACCTTTAGCACCTTCCCATCCATTCTCCAATACTTCATACAAAGTAGGGTAATCCTCCGGATTCTGATAAATCATTGGTACCAACGTCCCGCCACCTTCTGCAAGAAACTCCGAAAAGCCCTCAATGCTCACATCACCGAGAAACTTCTTCCCTGCCTCTTTCGTAAAGAGCTTAGTAGATAAATCACTTCCCGCATCTCTCAATAAACTACTCAACTCCCTTCTCGCTGTCGGATTACTTGCAATAGCGTTTGTCACTTCCTTCCCCAACTTCTTAGCCGTAAAGTTCTGAATACCGCCGAAGAAACGGTTATAAGGCAACATTTCCGTACCTGCTTCAATAGCACCCGAAATAGCACCTACACGCAACACGTCACCCTCGCTCACTGGTACTCCTGTTTGCTCCGCATACTCCCTAGCTTCCGCCATAGAGCTACCGGATGAAGAAGCCGTAAGCATTCCCATATTTGCTGCACCCAATGGACGTGCAAGCCACCGGGTATAAGGAGAAACAGATGCAGCAAGCGCAGCTACATTTCCCGCCATTTGCGGAATCATATTACCAACCCATGCCGCGGTACCTTCGGTTGGCTTAAACTCCCGCATAGCTTCCCGAGCTTCACGTGATGTCTTATCACCCCATGTCTCCTTTACAGATTGCTCACCCAGCAAAGCATACGCCTTTTTCACATCACCATTAGCCTGTGTCAATGCCTCCTGTATCGCATCAAAAGCATGCCCCAACTGCACCTCATCACCAACCTTCATCTTATTGAAAGCAGCAGCCGAACTATCATACTGGTCCCGTGGGCGGTCAGGATCTTTAAACTTATGTACCAGCGCATCAAAGAATCCCATGCCCTCACGTTCCTTACGCCTTCGTTGCATCATTTCCTCCCATGAAGACATATCACGCTGAAACTGGCGGTCCTTATAATCCTTCAGAGCCTTATCCTTGTCAAATCCAGATAAATCATAACCGCTATCCATCAACTCCCGTAACTGCTTTTGAGCTTTAGCATAATCCCGCTGAGAACCCGCCAGAAGATTAGCCGTTTCACCAACAGAAGATTTCATCCCTTGATATAAAGCATCCGAACCTTGTTTAAATGCTGGCACGAAACCTTTAATAGTTTCCTGATCCATCCGCTCACTATCCGCCGGAGCATTCATTGCCTCCTTAAAATTAAAATCAGTATGTGGCTTTTCTTGAATAATCGGCTTATAGTCTTTTACGCTATCCCTCTGCTGAGCGGGAAAAGAATCAATTACTGGAGCAGGAATCGGTTCCACATCATTCAGCTCAACCATCTTATATCCTTGCTCTATTGCCTTTGAATAATTAGAGACAGGAAGCATCCCTTCTTCATCCCCATTCATCGCTTTTATCTTCGCATCGGGATACTTCGTAGAGATAGCCTCTAAATTCCCATCAAACTTATCCTTATCAATTGTTTTCTCCTTACCACCTATAATAATCGTATATTTTGGCATACTCCTATCTATTTAATCAAACAATGAATCTACATCAACACTCTCCTTTTCTGACGACGAAGGAATAAATCCTAAATCATCAGTGCCATCCTGCGGCAATAAGCCACCAGTTGCCAATTCATAGCGTTTCTTATAATCTTTCTCCAACTCTATAGCCAACTGTTGGGCACGAGGAGAACTCATGATATATTTATCAACAATAGCCGCTGTTTGCTTAGCATCTGCTCCTTTTTTCCCAGCAAATCCATTTAATTGCCTAGACAATTGTTTAGCTAAAGATGGATCAGTCGATTCAATATCTTTTATAATCTCCCCAGCAAGTTGACCAGCATTTTGTTCCCATGTATGTCTTCCTACATAGATACTACGAGTGCCGCTTATGCGTTTAGGTTCAGGAGAACCATTAGCTTTTTCAAACTGATATTTAATATACGCCTTCTGTTTCTCCTCTTGCGCTTTAATTCGTGCATTTTGAGAATTTACAGAAGCCCATCCACGAGCAGAAGCATCTTTTTGTGCTTTCTCTTGATTTTCTTGTGCTTTTTTATGCAACTCGTAATTTCTGTCTCTATCAGCTATGTTGAATTCATCAAGTACCTTATTCCTATCCTTAGTATCCTTATAACGCTCATTATCTGTTGTAACTTGCTCCTTATGCCATTCACCTGACCTCTTCCAGTTTGCATCATCACGATCTTTCTGATAATTAAACCCACGGTCTCTGTCATAAGCTGCCACCCTAGCATCATCCCATTTATCTTGCATCTTCCTACGCCTATCAAGTATATCCTGATAACGTTTTGCATTAGCAGCACTCATCGAAGTCTGTTTCACATTCTTTGCTCCTTTCCCTGCAAAGTATAGATTTGAAATAGCGGAAACGCCATCAGCAATAGCAGATATTATTTGTTTTGCTCTTTCCCGCTTCCGCTCCTTCTTTAGCTCCTCTTCAGTAGGCATACGGCTTTTATACATAGCATCTATTACATCCGTTAAGCTATTGGCTTGCTTAGGAGGTTGTTGCTCATCATTAGACTGTAGCGTAGATTGCGACTTCTCATGTTGTACTTGCCCATTACTTTGTAACGTGATTCCATCAGATGAATGCTCATTAAAAGCCAATTCATTAGGCACAGAACTAGTATTATTGAAAGGTCGCTCCACTGTTTTTATTGAAGAAGGTGCAATGTCGGGTTTATCCTTATCAGGTTCACCCAGTATCATAGATTGTACTGACTTCATGATTATTTTCCAATTAAATTAGAGCTCGATATTCCTTCTCCAGTAGAAACCACTTGACCAGCAGCCCCTCTTATTTCATTAGCTCTCTGTTGTTCGTTCTCCAACTGCATTCCAAACAATTGCGAATCACGGGCTTGATATTGCGCTTCAATAGCATCCTTTCTAGCTTCTCCATTTATTGCTATGTTACTCAAAGTCTCAGCCATAGCTTTGTTCTGCGCCTCTTTCTCAACAGCCATACTCTCTTCCGTACCTCCCATTACAGCAGCAGTCCCCGCAGCTGCAGCTGTACGCTCCTTCATCGTTTCACGCATCTTTGTTATAGCAGCTTGGGCATCGGCTCTTTGCGTGCTATCTTCATTATACCTACGATCAAACCATGCTTGATTCTTCTTTTTCTCATCAGCAATCATACGTGCCTGTTTACGAGCAGACCCAGCTCCCATTATTCCTCCGGCAATGCTACCACCTATTTTTAAAGCACCTCCTAAAATCGATCCTATCATATGCATTTATTTATGATTAATACTTAGAATGAAGGCACTAAAGTATATGGTTTACTTTGCGTGATAATTCTAAGTATTAACCTACTGCAATCGAATGTATATGATTGTAGTTTACATTTATTAGTATGCCACAGCCGAAAGGGAAAACGGGAAATCCGAATGGTCGCCCAAAAGGATCTATTAATAAATCTACTCAGAAGATTAGAATGGCATACGCCAAACTATTAGAAGATAACATTGAGAAAATGCAAAAAGACCTTGATTCTATAGACAAACCCGAACTTCGATTGAAGCTACTAATAGATATGAGCAAATTTGTGGTTCCTGCACTTTCTAGTGTTAACATAGATAACTCTGAAAATGCAAGAAGCTCTTTTGAGGACAGATTTAAGGAGCTAGCAGAAGAAGAAAAAGAAAGAGGCAGCCTATAAGCTGCCTCTTATTTTAATGATGGTCATTTACACAGATTTTTCCACCTTTTACCATCCGATTATATACTCTCATTTCTCCAGTATCAGCATTCTCGATCTTAATATCCACTCTTGCCATTTCAGGAATGTCCTCCGGAAGAAATTGATTCATCCTCTCCATCACATCCTTTATGTTATTAAACCCAACATCCGCAATTGCGCCTATCTTTTTCTTATTATAATAAAGGGTGCCATATATCAAAGATTTATAAGAAGACACAATTCTGTAAGATTTTGTTTCGTCTGCTTCTTCTTTTTCCTGTTCATTATTAATCTTAACACCATTTACAATATACTCATATAGGACCTCACACATCCGAGTGGTCCTATACCAATCCTCACGTATATATCCTTTTGTTATTCTGTGTCCAGAGGAATGATTCATAGCAAAAGCGACATCATCATCACTATAGCCAAGCTCATTCCTGGAAATAGTTGCGAATGAATGCCTAAATGTATATGAACTCATTCTCCCCATCTTATGATACTTGCACAATCTGTATATACCAGTATTGACACCAGCGTTAAAGCTATCCAATGTACTATACTTTTCATAGAAATTTAAATAATATCCGCTCCCTTTCTTTGCTCTATACTTTTTAATAAGAATTCTAGCGCATTCTGGAATAGGGAGTTCACTATAAGCATTGTCCCTCCGGGAATTTCTCGTTTTACATCTATTATATCTGATAGTATTATCATCACACATATCCTCCTTTAAGCAATATAAATCAGCAGTACTAATACCACCTAGAAAAAGGATGAGAAAGGCCACATCTTGCCCAATCTCTTCAGATTGAACCATCATTTTAGTCGGAGGGAGATCAGCTTTTATGAAGGCTCTTAATATATCGACATTTACAGATTTCTTTTCCGGCAAGTCCGCTTCTGGAATTTTTATGCGAAGAAATGGATTACTCTTGATACGTATAATATCTCTATCTTCATCATTCAGATCAAGTATTGCTTTGCGAAAGACCTGTCTAATACAAACAGGATACATCTCTTTTGCCCTAGCCGTATTCGATAGTGATTCTATCCACTGTTCAATAACCTTTCTTGTCAGTTGAGAAAACATCACCCTATTCGTACCTATAAATCTTTCTAAATGGCCTATTGCTAAATAATAGTTCTTTGCATTTCTTTCTTGTTCATGATTATACATAGCATCAGTAAATTTCTTCGCATACTCGCTAAAACACACATCTTCGTCGATGGAGTTAAGATAAGCAATCACTTCTTGAATAGTCCAATTTTTAGAATCAATCTTATTGATCTTTTCAACATATCCAGCAATAAGACTAAAACAGTATTTATTTATATTCGTATCTCTAAATACACCATTTACGTCTGGAGAGTCTGATATTTTATCAGTCTTGATATACCCGTTTTTTCTATTATGTACAACCTTGATATACACAGTATACAATCCATCACTTCTTTTATACTTAACGCACGCTTTAAATGTAGCCAT